TTAATTTGCTTTATGATTATGCATTCTGATTTCTATATCACTTTTAATGACCTTAGTATACTGATAACAATCACTTTTATCTTTACAATTAGATGTACATATTCCCTTACATCTAATGCCTTCTAGATACATTTCTTTAGTAACCATATGTTTTTGTCTCCTTATACTTCATTTTTAACCCTCTGTTTTTTAGAGTTCTTCACCGCAACTGGGGCAATATTGCCCTGTTTGATGTAATGGTCTTAAATCTAAATCTAATAAATCATTTAAAGTTCCCTTCTCAATCACAACATTAATGTTTTCATTTATAGTTTTTTCATCTTCGCATTCCTCTGGTATGCCTAAGATATCTATAGGTATTGGTATATCCCTATTATCGTTAAATCTATGTATTTCACTTTCGTCAAATCTATGTGCGGTTCGCAAATCAGAATTATATCCACCTTCACTTTCTCTGTATCCCCAAAATAGACCCCATTCTCCACCAAATATGCTATTATGCCTATTACATAGAATTAAATATTTTTTGCCCATTTTATTCCTCCTCACTTTATGACATAATAATTTCAAATTTAGTATTATTCTTCATAAGTAAACTCTGTTACATTTTCAGCCTTATACACCTTAACCCTTATCACTTTATCCCTAATATCATCCGTGATCGTGTCTATTTTCGCTTCTAGTATTTCTTTACTACTGGCAGAAACTTCTCTTCCATTACCGTTTTTGAATTTAATCACTCCTAAATAAAACACTTTTATACTTCCTTTCATAGTCATAATTTTTTGAAATACGAACTATCTTTTATGCATTTCGGCAAAACACTTATGGCAATATCCATCATTATTTTTAAATTCTTTTTCTGTTATTTTTGTATTACAAATATCACAAATCTTTGTTTTATCTCCTTCTACATAACTATTTATTTGTTCTAATATTTTTACCTTATTGTTATAGTTGTACAGATTATTTATTATAGAAATAACATCTCTCTTATCTAAATTTAACCTTTGTATACCATTATTAACTATTGTTATAAATTCTTTTAAGTCTTCTTTATCCATTTCATTCATGTTTGTCTATTCCTCCTATAGATTTGATTTATTAAATTATTTTGAATAAAATAGTTATTTGATTATCTTTTTATAATCCTCACTTAACCATTTGTTAATTACATCTAATTTCTCTTGGTTAAACTTAGGGTTATTTTTATTATACCACTCTGTTAATTGAAAAATATTTTTACTGCTATTACAACTTCTACAGGCAGGAACACAATTACTTAAATCGTTAGCTCCTTCACACTCTACGTGTTCTTTATGTAAATCTTGATTAAAAATTTCTCTATGCTCTTTTTCAGTCATACCACAATATGCACATGAGTTATTAAAATATTCTTTGCATATATTCCACTCTTTTGAAGTGATAGTATGATTTTTGTTGCTCCTTACTTCACTATATTGTTTAATCTTATCTTTATTGTTTTGTTGCCATTCAAGCTGTCTACCTTCTTCTCTATATTTGTTCATCAACTCTCTAATTTGTTGTCTTTTGTTTGGATTAGAATTCCTAATTTTATTAATTTCTAACCATTTATCCCTATTTTCTGGTTTTCTTCTCCAACTCCTAGCCTTTTCTTTACTACATTCTTTACAATAAGGAAACAATTTATCTCCTTTAGGATTTTTTGAATTAGTTTTATAAAAATATTCAGTTGTACATGGCAACCATTTTCTACACTTACTACATAATTTATATAATACACCATTAAATTTTTTATGAGATTTTTCATAAGTTATTTCTTTCAACAATAAACCACTCCCTTTTAATTATTTTTTAAGAAGGAATGAATTTAATCATCCCCATTACTTACCACTACTTCCTAGCTTACCTAATCCTCTTTCTGATTTAATATTTTTTAATTCTTCCCATGTTATTTCTCTTTTCTTAAATTCAGGAACAGGTATCATAACAAATTGAGTTATCGCCTTATGTATAGGTTTTATTATACAATCTTCTTTTTTCACAACTCTTTGATTATTATACTTATTAATATTAAATGGATAATTAGTTATTTGAAAATGCAATAATAGCTGACCACTCTTTATATCTTTTTCTGCTGATCTTAGTAATTCATCATCAGAGATGCATTCAAATTTTTTTGTATCTAAATTAAGATAATTACATTTTTCTATTTCATCTTTTGTTTGAGTAGTTATTACTAATGTTTTATCTTTGTTTGTGTTAATTAAAGGAACAAAATAACCATTTCTATATCCGCTATCTCCTACGCCAGCTCCTACTATTATACCTTTACTTCCCATTCCACCTTTATCAAAGAATTTTGGAAAATATGCTTTATTACAAGCTATTGCTATTCCAGTATCTATTAATCTAGTTGAATTAGGTTCTATTACGATAGTTTCTGTCTCACAAGTATATATATCATATCCAGCATCTTCATCTCTCTTAGTTGGTATGATAGCATTTGGCTTTGTCTTTGCAAAATATAATTCATTCATTTCTACTGTTTTTATCCTTTTACTCATTTAACATCTTTCCTCTCTTTTAAAAAATATACTTGTAAGGAATGTTTGTGCAAACCCTACAAGTATTATATTACCAAATTATTTTATATTAGTCAAGTATTTATTGTATATTTATTAAATTATTTTATATTGCCTATAAACTGTAAAAAACTCTCTCATCCATTTCTTTAGCTCTCTCTGATTTGTAAGAACTTTGTTTTACTAAATATCCAACTATTTTTATATATGAATCTGATTTTGGTCTGTGGCATATTGGACATATATTTCCATAAAAACTATGATCTAATTCACAAACATTTATTTTCATTATAAAACTATAATAGACTACACCTTTATTCGCCAAATACGTCATCATTCTCCATGCTTCTTCTTCATCTTTAAAGCCTTCACCTAAGTTAACGTGTAACATAACTCCTCCACCACATGCCTTATCTAATTCAGAAGAAACTTTAATTCTTTCTAATACATCGGTTTGAACATTTAAGGGTATCCATTGATTACCATATATATAAGTATCTAATTGATTGCCAAATAATATTTTATCTTTTTTACACATTTTTATACTAGCAGATTCAGCAGGAATTTGTTCAACATTTGATGTAAACCCATATCTTTTTAAAGTTTGCTTATTCATTTCCACTACTGTATGCAGTATCTTTTTTGCCATATCTAAACCTTTTTCTGTATAATAATATCCTGTACTGTTTTTAGAAATTCCGCCTAATAATTTTATAGCTTCAAACATACCGTTTATACCTATTGTACTAAATTGATTGTTCATGTCCATTAAATCTTCTGAATAAATAGGTAGCAAACCTCGTTTAATATTCTTATTTAGAATATCTCTATGTATTTTTAATAGTTTATGAGATATGTTCACTCTTTCCTTCAATATGTCTATGTATTTATCAAAATCTCCTTTGGTTTCCAAGGCTATTCTCACTAAATTAATTGTATTAACTTTCGCACTTCCTATAGATATAGAAGAGCCTCCTATTGAATTAAAATGCCCTGTTAACTCTTGCTGTCCTTTTGACATTTCTTGTGTAGAAGATACAAGACGACAACAAGAAGCCAGACCATCTACATTTTCAGCATTATATATATTAACATCTTGCCATGTTAGATTGTGTTTACAAACAAACTTTGCCATATCTTCATCTAAGTATTTCCCATCTCTAAATAATAAACTTGCACTAATAACAGGGAATGTAAAGAATTTTTCATATCTTAATCTTTTTTCATAATCAAGAAAATCCTTTTCATATTGAATAATTTCTTCTAAATAATCAATTATTAATGTGTTGTCTGGAAATTTCTCCATTCCAAAGAACCCCATAATATGTTCTCTATCTAAAATTGAAAAATTGGTATAAGCTGACTGTTCTTGCCCTTTCAAGAATGGTTGATTTAAACTAAACAATATTTGTTGCCATTGTTGTTCTTTGAATTTTTTAGCTTGTTCTTTATTCATATTTTGCTCTTCACTATCTTTTTTCCAAAAATAAAAGGAATAAATTAAATAATCTGGTACTCCTACAGCTCCGCTTTGTTGATTAGTTGCTAATGCCACAAATTCTTTGACATGACTATTAAAGGTATCTAAATGTTGTGCTGGTTTCCCTTTCATATCTTTGGCAAAATACAAACCTCTTTCTACTATTGGTTTTAAAGAATAAGCATAGCAATATGGCTTAAAACTTGTGTCTTGGCTATCATGCTCGTATAAAGCACCATTAATTTGTAGTTCTAACCATTTATCTGCTGTTTCTTTTCCAAACTCCTCTTTCATTTCTAAATATAGTTTATTTCTTGAAAATAATTTGTTCCAAGGTTTTCTACTTTCACTAATCATGACACTTATATTTTTATTATTTACATTACTATTATCATCAATGGAAGCATTTGCTACATTATTACTACTAATAAACTTATTAAAAAAAGCTGTTGTATCAAGCTGTTCGTCTGATAATCCTTCTAATTTTAATATTTCTTCTCCATACTTTTCTTTTAACTCCTCAAACTTCTTTTCAAAATCTTTGTCTAATGTTACATTTAACTTCATAGGCTAGTCCTCCTTAATAATATTACTTAATTTAATTTTTCTATTAAAATCATATATAAATTGATTTGAAGATGATGGAATTTGATTAACAACATGATTTTGTTTTTGGTAATCCCCTAATACTCCAATATCTATATATGAAATATAATCTTCTACTTCACGTAAATCCTTTAAATATCTCCAAGTATATATAATATTACATATTTTATTTTGATATTTGTCTTTGAAATGTTTAGAGATTTGATAGGTGGCTTCTCTGTTCCATTTTGCTAAGGCTTCTCCTCCTAAATAACATATAGATATTTCAGGATATATAGTAAGCCATTCTTTTATTTTATTGTCTAGATCATTAATTACTTCTATATAATTAGTACCATAACCAACCCGTTGTTTTTGCAATTCAGGATTATGACAATCTGCACATTTTATTTTTTTATCACAACCACTAAAATATATTGATATTGCAGGATAATACAATCCATCTCCACTAATAGAAAACTGCGTTGTTATAAAAATATTCTTCATTATAAAATATCCTCTATTTTCACTAGCGTATTTTCTTTAAACAACAACGGTAATGCCATTTGCCCTTGTTTTCGAGCAATATTAATATATTCATTCTGTTCCTTTTCAGTTAAATCTTTTTCAAAATCTATGTATTGAAAGTTTATTTTATTATCTGTTAATCTTTTTTGTGTTATATAACATTTTGGACAATTTTCTTTTCCTATTACTTTTATCATATAATTCCTTCTTTCTTTTATGCATTACTTTAAAATTATTTTATGTTATTATGATATTTTAAAAATCACCTTCTTTCTTATTTTATTAACTTAATCCTAAATATTCATCAACATCTTCTATACCCATTTCATGTAATTTATTTACCATATCATTTATTAGCACTTCTTTACCTATTTCACAAATTTTATGAATTCCAATATCATTAAGAGTATCTTCTGAATTTTTGAAAGTAAAATCAACAACTGTTAAATTATTGTCTTTTATTTCTTCTCCATTAGAATTTATTAGTTTTTCATATTCCTGAAGATTTACTTTTATGGGAAATATCATAGAAGGTTTCATACAAAATTCGGAAACATTTTTGCCATCTAAATTACAAAAACCAATTAAATCTTTATCTTCAAATTGATTTAAAAAATTTTTCATGTTTTTAACTGTTAAATAGTATTTCATAATACCACCCTTTCTTTATGCATATTCTTAAATTATTTTACATTACTATAAAATCAACCTTTTATAAACTATATATTTAAGCTTTCCAACATTTTTTATATTGCTCGCTTTCTGCATTTGTTAATTCCATTTCTTCATATGAAACAACCTTCCCATAAACCCTACCAAATTTAGTATCACATATTACAAAGTCATTTATATCTAATCTTTCATTACTTCTAAATTTATATTGTTTTTCATTAGGTTTATGCTCTATATAGTATATTATAAAGGGTTTTTTAGTTTCTTTTAGTCTAAATCTTTGATTCACTCCTATAAATACAGTATCATTAAATAATGAATTTGATTGTCTTTTTGTATTATTTTCAATATAATGTAATTCAAGAGAACCAAATTCGTCCATATGTATAGATGTAAATTTTCTAAAAGTAACAGCCCATTCACTTTCATAGGTTTCATTAGGCTCTATTCTTGCTATAACTTCTTGAAAAGTAAAATCTTCTTGTATTGGCTCTAACATCTCATCACTCCAATTATAGGAAATTTCACCCTCTCTAATTTTATAACTATCGACACAACATTTTTTTATTGTAACTGACTCTCCTTTAAACTTATCCATTGAACATACATAAGCCCATCCTCCATAATGATGACCATCTTCTAAATCTGTTCTAACTCGAACTCTATCTCCCACTTTAAATTTCATAAAATATCCTCCTTAAATATCTTTATAATGAGTATCAACTATTTCAAATATTCCTTTTATTTGATACTCCCAAGCTTTTAGATCATCACCTTTTATCTGTGGAAATATTATTTTAAATTCTTCTATGTATTCTTCTGGAGTTATGTCACAACCTTTCTTTACCTTAGAAGTTATATCTACTTCTATTTTGTACAATAAATCATCAGCAAACATATTTATCACTCCTCTTTATAATTATTAAATTATTTTATTCCCAACTTAAACCTGCATTTTTTTCTTCAAATTTTCCATCTTTGATAACGAACCTAAAATGGTCTCCATTATCTGTGTAAAATTGCAAATAGCCATCTTCACAATATGGAGCTATTAATTTAAATAATACATCATCGTCCCCTAGTTTTTCACCTATAAAATCTATTATTGTATAATAATTGTCATCTTCTTCTAATTCATATTTTAAATCATTCCATATTTCTTCTAATGTTAAAGGGGTATCTTCATCATCTTCTATTGATATCATATCTTTAATATCAAATCCATCGACCCACTTCAATTCTCCGCCATTATTAAAAAAATCTGATAACTTAGTTATTATCAATTTCATATTTTCTTTTCTAATTTTAATATTTCCTTCCTCATGATAAACACAACAGCTCATATTCTAAATCCTCCTTTATAAATTATTTTAATCTATTTTCTAATTCCTTCAATAATTCTTCATTTGTATAATCTGATAATTGTTTTTCTAATACAACATCAACATCATTAATTGTTTCACCATGTTCTAAATCTTTATAGCTTTTAATCTTTTTAACTTTGAACTGTTTAATTAATTGTTCTTGTGAAAAATTCCATATTCCCATTATTTCTCCTTCTGGAGTACATACAACAGAAATTATGCTATTATTATTTTCAACATTAAATGTTACAATATCTCCTGTGTTAAGCTTGTTTCCTTTAATATCTATTTTATTTGTTTCTTCTCCTATAGGGAATTTTTCTTCAAAATATTGTAGATACCCTGTAAATTTCTTACTCATTTAGTTATCCTCCTCTTTTTTATTGGACATTAATTCTTTATTAATTGATTTCAAATAAAATCCATATTTTAAACCATCTGAACCGTTGTATATTATAGCTTTAATCAACTATAATATACAACTTATGTATTAAATTATTTATTAGTTCTCATATCTAATATAGGATTTCCTCCTTGTACTTGAGGTACTTTACCATCCCATTTCTTTACTTTCTCATATTCTACTATAGTATTATTTAATGTAGATTGTTTTAGCCTATTTGCATCTGCCTCAGCTTTAGCCCCTATTTCTGTTACCTTTGCTTTAGATTCTGCATCTACTTTATCTTTTTGTGCTTTTATTTTTGCAGTTTCTAATTCTATTTTTTGTTGCTCTAATTGTTGTTGTGCGTTGATTCTATCTTGTATAGCCTTATTAGTTTGTCCATCTACATTTATTCTTGTAAAATTGACACTATCAATAACTATTCCATATTCTTTAAATCTTTCTTTAGAATACTCATATAATTCTTTATTTAAATAACTTCTTTTTTCTCCATAAATATCTAACACTGAAAATTTAGAAGATACTTCTGTAGCATACGCTTTCATCTTACCTTTTATAAAATTCTGTTCGATTACTTTCCCTTTTTGACCTTTAAATCTTGTAAATGTTTTTGGTAATTGTTCATTATCAAAATGATAGGAGAACTCGAGATCGATGTTAAGTACTTTCCCATCTTTACTTGGAATTAAGAAACTATCATCATCTTCTGATCCTTCTTTTTTGTCTTTACTTAAAAAAGCTTGTTCAGTAGCAACTGAATACTCTACAACTTTTTTAAATGGAGATATTAAATGCCAACCTTGTCCCAATGTTTTATCCTCTACACCCCCATTCATACTATAAACAACACCTACATATCCTGCCTTGATTCTTTCTGTTGATTTAAATATAGTAAATACTCCTCCTACAACTAATATTCCTGCTATTAAACTTGATAAAAACTTCTTATTCATTATTATTTATCCTCCTCATTATCTTTAAATATTTTATTTGAAATTGCTTTTGTTAAATCTACCAACTTGCTGCATATAGGTATTAATGATATAAAGGCAATAATTGCTATCAAAAATACAATTAAATAGAAAACTGGATTCATTCTAACCACTTCCTCATTAAATTATTTCATTATAATATGGGGTCTATATACCATTTTCCTTCCGCAATAACCTTTCTCATAAATCCATCTGAACAGTCTCTGCTAAAACCATTGTGAAAAATTTCTTTTAACGTATGATATTTAGTAAAAAATGGGTCATTCAGTACTAGATAATGTTTTACTTTAACTTTTTTATCCGTATTTAATACAAGCTTAAAATCTACAGGTTTTTCAACTACTTCCCATGATTCATTCGTTTTTAACTCTATATTGCTAGTTTCTTCTCCAAATTCATAAAATTTTATATCGCCATTCTTATTTTTAACCGTCCATCCACTCTGATTTTTAAATTCTAAGTATGGATTTTCTGTTATTTCCATAATCATTCTCCATGTTAAATATGTATGTTTACCATTGCACACAATTCAATCCTCCTTTAATAAATTATTTTATATATAAAGTTGCATTAGCAATTTTATTTTCTTTATTATTAATTAACCATTCTCCTGTAACGTTTGGTATAAATACATCAACTTTACATTCTGTTTTATCTTCATTTAGCCATTGTATTGCTCCACCTGAATCTACTACTTTATAATTACCCATACCTTCTATATTTAAAATACTTCCATATGTAATATCTTTAGGCATAGCACAAACTTTCATATTGTGTGATGTTAAATTCTTGCCTTTTTTATCTAATTGCCCACCTTCTAAATCATTGTCAATATTTGTATAATATGTCACATATACTTTTATTGATTTAATTTGTCTACCGCCTGACAAATCACCTCCTCTCGATAATCTAGCTTTTTTTAATTGTTCATTTTTATTTTTTAAATTACTTACACTATTTTCTAAGTTCTTTATTTTCCTATCTTTTTCGCTATTTGTGTTTTCTATGTTTTTAATCCTTATGTTCTTATTATCAATCTCTTTTGTTAATGTTTTATTTCTAGTTTGCTCTTTCTCAATTGTCTTTTGTTGAGTATGTATTTGTTGTTCGTTTTTATTCTTATTATGTAGTAAATACATATTACTTATAGCTAAAATACAAATAATAGCTAATAATCTTTTTGATTTCAAACAATCATCCTCTCTTTTTTCTAGTCATCATCCCTCCAACCACAATTGGGACACTTTCTATAACTTATTAATTGATTACATTCTGTGCCAAAGTGTTCAAGTCTTTCAGTATCTCTCTTTGTTATTACAATTAATTCCTCATTGCATTTAGGACATCTGCCATTATTAAAATTATAATCTTCAGCATTAGACTCTATCCCTTTTAAATTTTGTTCTAATTCTTTTATTTTATTTTCTTTTATTAAAGTTAAGAAATCTGTTGCAAGTTCATGTAATAAATTTAATCCATCATCTTTTAAATACATTTCTGGATTATGAAATATGTCTTTAAACTCATTAAAATAAATGCTTCCTTTATTCAATCTCTCTCAACCTTTCTATTTAATATTACCAAATTATTTTATATTAGTCAAGCATATGTATTTGTTTTCTAAATTATTTTAAATCTGCATAAACACTATGTATAGTCTGAGGTTTCTTATAATCTTTATGTAAATCTAATCTTTTACTTTTAATTAACTCCTTAAAAGGCTTACAAAAATACTTATTATTATCATCTTGATAACAGCAATTGTCTTCTATGTCATGTTCTATTATTTCTCCTATTCTCCTATCTTCCCAAAGAAAATTACTAATCTGGTTTACTTCTTTTTTAGATTTACATAATATATATAATGTTAATTGCTTCTCGTTTTTACCTGTTGTTTCAAATATTTTGTTCATTATTTTTCACTCATCCCTTTTCAGTTTTATGTATTTGTTTTAAAATTATTTCATAATCATTTCTTCCAAAATTTCCACTTAAACTTCTTTTTCTCTTTGTTTGCAAAGTAATCACTTTGTAATCTTCCTAATTCTGATTTTAATAAATCATTATACTCTTTTAAACTTTCTACTTCTTTATCTAGTAATTCATTTTCTTGTTTTATGATATTACAATAATTTTCCACATCTGCTTGTCCTCCAAGATAACCTAAAAGCCATAAGGCAGTACATAATAGATTATCATCACACATTTTTAATTCTAATTTAGGTATTTTATCTCCATTCTTGTATGTTTTATTTTCTTTTAACTGAACAATAACTTCTACTTTATTGAAAGTTTCTTGATTATTTATATTGCCATAAATTTTATTATCTATAATTGCTAAAGCTTGACCTTCCACTAAATCACAATCGGTTTGACATATGTAATGTTCATACTCAAATAAATCATTATAATAACCTTCGTAATCACTTTTAGGATTAAATAAATCTATTTCTGTATCATCTTCTTTTTCTAACTTATTTAATTCATTAGTTAATTGATTAAACCATTCCTTATCTTTTGTTTCCAAAGCTAAATTAATCATATCTTTAAGAAACTCTTTATCTTGAATATCTGATATTTTAATCACCTTCTTTTAATGTTGTTTTGGTGGTGGCGGAGGTGCTGGAGCATTTGTTGGAGGGACTGTTTTAACGTTATCTTGATTATTTAGGATTATATTGGTTTTATTTTTATGTTCACAATCTTTTATCTTAACTTCCATTAAAGCCGATACCCCTTTTATTATTGCAATTATTATATATCCAAAAATTTTTATTAACCCCAATGGTAGAGTTATGATATTTACAATTATATCTCCTATGTATATACCTTGATATTTTTTGCTTTTCTTATGACTACTCCAATCTTTTTGAATATCTTTGCAGAGGACTAAATACCACATTAAACCACATAGAGTAGCAAGTCCATTTAAAAAAGGATTTTGCATAAAACAATCATATAGCATTTTAAATTTAATCACCTCCTAAACTTTTGATAAAAGAATCATTTTATTAAATTGTTTTTAAAATAGTCTTCAACCATGCCTCGTCTTATTACTTTATCAAATTGAACAATAATATATAGTAAATACTTATCTAAATAAGGATTTAATTGCATCATACATTCAAGGGGTATTCCATAATAGGCTTCTGCTATGCCCCCTGCTATACAGGCTTGAGTATCAGTATCTCCACCTAGACTAACAGCTTTTCTAACAACATCTTCATATGATTTCCCTTCAAGAAAACATATAATTGATTCTGGTACACTTCCTTGACAAGTTTCATCGAAAAAATAACTTGATCTTATATCTTTTATGCTTTTATTTAAATTATAATCGAAGAACGTTTCTATAAATTCTTTAATTATCTTTTTAGGAGTTTTCATTCTTGCTAAATAAACACAAGCTGCTATAGCAGAAGCCCCTTTAATTCCTTCTATATGATTATGTGTTGCTATTGCTGATTCTTCTGCTTTATCCATTACAGTTTTTAAATCGTTGTATAGCCATCCTATAGGACTAACTCTCATAGCTGAACCGTTTCCAAAACTATTATATGGTTTAGCATTATCAGATTCTAACCAATTTCTAAATGAATTACCATAACTGCAATTAGGATATTGATTTCCCCACTCTTTATATGCTTGTTCAAAACTTTTATTATTTAAGATTGCATCTGCTGTAGCTATAGTTAAAACTGTATCATCTGTAAATTCACATTTTTTATCAAATAGTTTAAAATCTTCTGACTTGTTATTCCTAAGTTTACTAAATTCAAATCTTGAACCTATGATATCTCCTAATATAGCACCTTTCATAAAAGCCCTCCTTTTTTATTAAATTATTTTTGATATATTTTAGCTTTTATTCAGTTCTAATTTAACCAAATTAACTCCCAATCACTATCCTTATAAATAGCTTCTAAGCCTTTTTTATCATCATCAAACCAATTACCATATTTAATTTCATTATATCCTTTGTGATGTTGTATTAGCTTATATTTTGCTTTCATATATCCTGCTTCACAAAAGTCTAAAGCTGAATCCTCTTTTTTACCTTTTTCAATAACACCCTTTTTAACCATTTCTAAAACCAAATCCTCTTCAAAACAATCACTATCATACCAAGGCATTTTTAAAGTGTATTTATAAATAGCTTTAACTAAATTATGTCTCTCACAAGCATTCTTCAAGGCTTCATAGAACAATCCAGTTCCCTCTATTTGACCATAAAAACTATAATAAGTTTCATTTTCATAGTTAAGTTGTGATCTATTATGCTTTTTATTATATTCAATATCTCTTTTAATTATTTCTTCTTTAAAAGTTTGTAAAAACTCTTTAGTTAGTAGTTTTCTTTTCCTATTAGGTAATTTAAAGTAATTTGAAATACCCCATCCTATATTCCCTTTTGTTCCCATATCTCACTTCTCTCCTTCATTAAACTATTTCATCATATTTTTTTCCCACATAGCTAAATATACGTAATTCCAACATCTTTTATACAGATATCAGCTCCTTTATATATCCTTACTCTATTATATCATTAAACTCATTAAACCCTTTCCCAAATATATTGTTTATCTCCCATTTTCATATTCCTCCAATTTTTTATAAAACTCACTCAACTTAATTTCAACAAATCCTTCAGGAGTTTTCGTTTCTTCATTTATTTTATGACTATCTAATTTAACATATAGGTTATCTCCTACTTCAAATTGACTTAGTCTATATCCACCTAAAGATAAATTATTAGGAGATTTAGATTCAAAATAATCACCTATTCTTGGTTTTAATAAATTTATAATTATCTTATTATCTATACAATACTGTGCAAATTCTTTACCTATTTTACTATTCTTTTTAAAACTACATAAGCCATATTGGTCTGGTTTACACAATGATTTACTTAGTTTTTCTTTATCTTCATCGGTTGGTATTATTGATAAAGAAATATCTCCCTTATCTTCTTGTAAAAATGGTTTGTTACAACACCCATCGCCACATAAATAATATCTTTCTGCTTGTATATTATTTTTATCTAAAAAGCTAAAAACAAATTTGCTCTGTTCTTTATCAGGTTGTATGTATTTCAGTACGTCTTTATAGTATTCACTTGATTCTTGTACTAAATATGCTTTTTCCATTATAATCTCTCCCTCATTAAATTGTTTTATATTACTATAAAATTCTTATTTTATATCATTTTTAGCCTCTACAACCGTTGGTATCACTGGGCTGTGGAAATGATATTTTTAAGTTTTGGTCATTTTTCATAAAACGCTCATATATTGAACAGAAAATTATTTTTCTGATTTTTGAAATTTTTCTGTTACAGATTAATATATGAACTTATATAATATTTGGGTTTAATTCATCCATAATATTTTCTATTACCAAATTAAGATTTTGTATAGCATCTTCTATACATCCTTTCATATCTAATCCTTCTAATTTTCTTTTATTAGATTTTAAATTTTCTAAAATAGTTTGTAATTCTGTGTTTTTATCTATATCAACTGTTTCCTTATTTTCTAATTCATCCATAGCAATATTAGCTAATTCATCTGCTCTTTCATTCAATTCTATTCCATCATGTCCTTTGCATTTATTAAAAGTTACATTTTTAAACTGTTTTGTTAATGCTAATATTTGTTGCCATAATTCTTTATTTTCAACTGGTTTTTTTTTAGAGTTAACCCAATTCTTTTTAATCCAACCGTTAATCCAACTATTCATACCATTTACTAAGTAAGCACTATCTGAATGTATTTCAATGTTACATATAGATCTTACATCCCTTTTAATTGCTTCTAAAGATTTAATGCAAGCTGTCAATTCCATCTGATTATTTGTTGTGTTAACTTTATTTCCGTATATCTCTTTCTTATTATCTGTACCATTTTGAGTTAAAATAGCACCCCATCCACCAATATTATTTTTACTTTGGTTTCCTCTGCAACCGCCATCACAATAAATTATAATCATATTCTTCATTAACTATACTCCTCTCTTTAGATTACAGGTTTTATTCCCTTTAACCTGTAATCCTATTTTACCAAATTATTTTATATTTGTCAAATAGTTATTTCTTTTTTATTTAAATCTATCAATAAGCCTTTTAAAAATGTATTACGTTGTAATTCAGCACTCTGTTTTAGTGCGTAGTTTATAGTTTCTGGTAATGCTATATGATAACATTTTTCTTTTGCTCTAGTTGCTCCTACATACATTAAGTTTTTATTTAATGTCCATTTATGTGATACAGGGGTAACTAATATTACATTTTTGACTCCTGATCCTTGACTTTTATGAATACTAATAGAATAAGCTAATTGTAATTGTTCTAAATCCTCTTTAGCATACAAAATCATATCCCTTTTATATTGTACATATATTTTATTATAATCTATATTTCTAATAATACCTATTTCTCCGTTAGTAATTGTTACTTCTTCATAATTTTCATTTAATGCTTTATAATTATTTTTCACTTGCATTACTAAATCATTTTGTCTGAAAATACTATCACCATATTTTATATATTTTATATCTTCTTTATAAGGATTAAAATTTTCCTGTAAAGTTTTATTTAAATCTATTGTTCCATTTTCATTTATATTTTTTGCACATAACACCATAATATCTATAGGAGAATTACCTTGTTTTAATAAATTTTGATAAATCCCTACTACATAATCTTTAATATATTCATCCTCTGTTGGGATAAAAGAATAATCTCCTCTTTCTCCAAAAACTTGTATATCATCATTCTTATCGTCTAAATATTTTTCACCTAATCTAATTTTAGTTGCTACTTGTAATAAGCCACCTTCACCATATCTAAAAACTTGAGTCAATCTTGTCAAAGGTATGATACCACTATTTATTAAATCATAAGCACAATTTCCACAACTTACAGAAGGTAACTGTGCATCATCTTGAACAAATACAATTCTTGTCTTGTTAAAATCTATAGCTTCAAGCAAATATTTCATTAGGCTTATATCTGTCATGCCATTTTCATCAACTATTACAACATCTACATCTAATTTGTTTTCTTTATTATATCCCCACCCATAAGCAGGGTTATAATCTAGTTTCCTATGTATTGTTCCAGCATCTCTATTAGTATATTCACTTAAAACAATTGCTGATTTTCCTGTAGGTGTCATTAAAACATAAGATAAATTGTTATCATCACATAAATTAATAATAGCTTGAGTGCAAAAACTTTTACCACTTCCTGCATTTCCAACTAGTAAGCTTATATTACTACTACAAAAATTTTTTAATACTCCTTGTTGTTCTTTTGTAAGATTATTTCCATCAATTCTATAATATTTAGAATAATCTATTATAAGTTTTCTATTATTTTTTAAAGCAAATATTATAGCTCTAGCGATATATAATTCTTTTTCATAAGTATACTTCCATGCAATTCTTCTTTTAGAATCAAAATATATATCGTCATCCTTTAACCCATCTATTAATAACTCAATACTTTCAGGTACTAATTTATAACATTTATTATATAGTTCTTGTAGATCAATCCATGTATTTCCCTCTTTTTCATTTTCATTTAAACAAAATTTTATACATGCTTTAATTCTTTGTGTTGACTTTTTTAACTTTTTATTTTTCTCAATAGATAATATTAACCCATCTGCTTTAGTAAAAGATATCCCATTTAGCAAACATAATGTTTCATAAGGGTCTTTCATCATTTTTTCTTTCATTATTTCTACTGATGCAAATTTATCGTATAATTTTTTTGCTAATGATATTGAAATATTGTATTCTTTAAATTCATTAATAAAATCTATCAAATGAAAATTTTCTGTAATTTTCCTCTTAACTACTTCAAAAGTTTTTTCTTTAATTCCTTTTGTCTTGTTTAAATCAATATCATCTAAGTCATTATTTATAACTTTATCTATAATATTGGGATATACCTCTAATAGTACCTTTGCTTGTTTTTCGGTCAAAACCTCTTTGAGAAATCTTTTAACTTGTGTTTTAGTTTGAGGTTTTTCCCTTAATACATTCAAAACTTCGTATCCATATTTATTCTCTTTTCCTTCTATAGAATATTCAACTCCTAGAGTTAGTTCGTGTATATCTCCAGAAATCGATACATTTCCATATTTGTTATATTTAATATTTTTATTTTTATCTATAGGTGTTACTGCATATATTCTAAAATTTTCATAATTACCTATTTCTTTTTCTATTATTGCTTTAAATTTAATAATCTCTTCCAACCTATCACCCTCTTTAAAAAGTATTAAATAACAAATATATTAATCATTTAATACTCTCAATGCTTTTAGTTTATTAGACCTACCATTCTCATAGTATTCCGCTCTAAAGAATCCATCCCCTACATATCCGTTTAAAACTATTTTATCTCCTCTTTTTAAATCCGAAGCAACTGTGTTATACAATATATCACCTAATTTGCATATTACTATCCCACTATTGGTTAAAAGAATTATTTCTCTATGTTTTTTTATTTTACCTGTTAATGTTCCCATTATAATGTATAATTGTTTTTTCTTATAATACCCAACTTTCCTCATATTTAAATTTGGAATATCTTTAAATTCATCTACTCCATATTTATCTTTTACTGTTTTTAACCATGAGTCTTGAAAATAAAAACTTGTACTTTCAAACTCTAAATCTGCATCATCTTGATTTTTTCTATAATTCAAATAATCTTTAATTACTCTATTTTTATTTATTTCTTTAGTATACTCCTCTGAATTAATTTTTAAGTTTTCTTTTAATAATTTTAAATATTTATCATATTGTTTTGTATATTTATTTTTTATTATCTTTAATTTATTGTTTTCAATCTCATAAGTATCTTCATCATATAAATTTTTATATGATGTTATTATTTCATCATCTATATATAAATCTAATATATTTTTTTTCTCTAATAAAGTTTTATGTAGTTTGTAAATTCTTTTTTCTTTACCAAATTGGTTTTTATCTAATAAGTTATTTTCAAATAATTCAACTATATTTGTTGTAGAAACCTTTGTTATTAATTTTGCACTATTATAAAATATCTTGCCTAATAATAAGTCTCTTGCAGGTAAATCTTCATCATTATTTTCCATTGGTAAATTATCAAAACATCCACTATTAACTAAACTAATTAATGCAGATTTATCAAATTTGATCTCATTTTCTTGTATATCAAATACATTTTTATCTAAGAAATCTTGAAACGATATATATGGTCTATTCAATATTATTTGCTTTACAGTAGGTTCTCCAACATTATTTAATGAACCTATTCCATATAATATTGAATTATCATATACCTTAAACCCTAAGTCAGATTCATTTATATCTGGATGAGATATTTTAACACCTAATTCTTTACATTCTGTCAAATATTGAGATATCTTCATATTATCATTTGTTAAACTTAACAAAGATGTCATGAATTCCAATGGATAATGACATTTTAAATAAGCAGTATAATAAGTTAATAATGCATAACTTAATCCATGAGATTTATTAAAGCAATATTCACCAGCAGATTCTATAATATCAAATATCTCCCTTGCTTGTGCTTCGGTTAATCCATTATTAACACATCCCAGTATATTTCTATTTTTATCACCAAATATAAAAGCTTCTTTTTGTTCTAATATATATTTCATATCTTTTTTTCCTATTCCTCTGCGGACTAAATCAGCATGGGCGAAAGAAAACTTAGCTAACTTTTGAAGTAAAAACATAATTTGCTCTTGATAAACTATTATTGAGTAAGTTTCATTTAGAATATCCTTCATATCATCATGATAATAACTAATTAATTTAGGATTATTTTTAAATTTAATATAATCATCTAAAAATTTAATTGATGCTGGTCTATATAAACTTATTCCTGCACAAATATCCATTATATTTTTAGGTTGAAGTTGCATAAAAAATTTAGTCATGTTATATCCTTCTAGCTGAAACACACCATATAAATTACCTTTAGCTAAGAACTCATAGGTTGCTTTATCATCTAATGGTAATTTTTTAACATCATAATAATCTTTGCCTATTTTGTTCATTGTGTCACTTATTATTTGAAGAACTTTTGTAGATAGCAAGTCCATTTTTACCATGCCTAATTCTTCTGCTATCTTTTTATCAACTTGCAATAAAGTTTCTCCTTCTTCCCCCTTCATCATTCCACAATACTCATATATTGGTTTTGAAGTTATAACAGTTCCACAAGCATTTATAGATAAAGAACGAGGTCTACCATCAAATTCTTTAGCTAATTCAATAACATCTGAATACACTCCTATCAAATCCAATAATTTTTTGTTATTCCTTGAATTTTCAATTGATTCATCTATTGTATCTTGTGTCATAAATTCAGCAAGTGCCTCCATATCTTTATGTGGTTTCCCTAAGCACCTTCCTGCATCCTTTACAGCTACTTTTGGTGTAATATATGTAAAATTGATTATTTGAGAAACCTTATCTTCTCCATATTTACTTTTAATATATTCAAAAACCTCACATCTTCTATTTGATTGAAAATCTGAATCTATATCAGGCATTGAAATTCTTTCTTTATTTATGTATCTTGAAAACAACAAGCCATAAGGAATAGGGTCTATACCAGTTATATTAAGTAAGTGATTAACAAAGCTACCTGACGCACTTCCTCTACCATCTGCAACAGCTATACCTTGCTTTTTTGCCCATGATACATAATCAGATATTATTAAATGATATCCTAAAAATCCCATATCTTTCATTGTATTATATTCTTCAAGCATTCTATCTTTATATTCTTGAATAGGTCTTCCTACACCAAATTCATCATAAACCATATCATTTTTTATATTTGGTTCTATTTTTTTCTTCCAACCTTTCATAATTAATGATTGAAACCATTCTTCTTCATTTTTATATTCTTTTGGAATTGGTATATGTGGTAATTCAGGTTCTCCAAATTCAACCTTTCCATTACATATATCTGCTATTTTATTAGTATTCTCTAGTCCTATTGTGATTTCTTTTTCTGTTAATCCAGATAATTTCATAATATCATATATTTCATCAACAGTATGTATATAACAATCATCATATATTTCTGCAAGATTTTCTATATCTTGATTATCTCTATTTATATTTACAAAATAAGCATGTGATGTTTGTTTTTCTTTAGATGTATAGTGATTATCATTAGTTATAATATAAGGTGTATTTGTTTCTACAGATAACTTTTTTATTAATTTATTATATTTTATTTGGTTTTCACTTGCATGAACTTGCATCTCTAAATAAAAATTATCTTTGAATACCGATTTATATTCTTCTACAAATTTTAAACATTTGTTATAATCATTTATAAATTTACCTAGCTTACTCCCTAGACAAGCAGAAGATACAATCAAATCCTTTGCATATGGCTTTAGTTGCTCTAAATCAATTCGTGGTTTATAGTAAAATCCTTCAAAATTTGATTTTGTTATTAGTTCGTGTATAGCTTGTATACCCCTTTGATTTTTTGCAATAGCAAGAAAGTGAAAATATTTATATTCATTGTTTTTTTCTAAATGATTAAACGCTTCATAAAATTCAACACCATATAAAATCTTTATTTCTGGAAAATCTTTTTGTAGTTTAGCATAATAATAAAACGAGAATTCATTTCCATGATTAGTTGTTGCTACAGCTTTTAATCCTATGTCTTTACATCTTTGTAATATCTCTTTTGGTGAAGAATGCCCATCTAATATACTAAGAAAATCATGTGAATGTAAATTAGAATAAGTATTAATTCTATTCATTAAATCCCTCCTTGTAAAATTAATTATCAAATTATTTTTATTTAAATAAACTATCTAAATTCATTTTAACTTTCTGTTTATCGTTAAATAAATCATTTATTGATTTTTCCTTCTTTTCCTTTTTAAATTTGTCTTTATTTTCATTTTTATATTTTATTAAATGAATGCAATTTGGACGACCACATAAATTAAAACAGAAATAACTTGTCTTATCCCCTATTTCTACAGGAGGATAATTTTTTTCTATTTGATCTATCCCCTCAATCTCATCAACTGTATCCTTAATCCATTGGATACAATCCTTTATTATTTCATTATCATACTCATATTCTAAAAAACAATCTTCAATCCAATATTTCTTTTGTAATTCTTGTGGTAATAAATTTAAATTATTCTCATTTATTATCCTACCTGCTTTTAACTCTGCTTCAATGGTATCCATACCATCATTTATAAAGTCATTCACTATTTTTTTATGAAAATATTTTGCACTATCCTTTCTATCTTTCATTGATTTTTTAACCTTAGGTGGATTGTTATTACTTCCTTTTGTCATATAACAACAATATACATATTTAAGCATTGTCCAACCTATTTGACTAACATTTACTCCTATAGCTTGTTCAACTCCTAGTTTGTATATTGTCAATTGTTTACCTGCTTTTATAAGCTTTTCTTTATTGAATTTTGAGCTTGTTTTCCAATCATTTATAATAACAGATTCAAAATTTCCATCTTTATTATAAACAGGTATTATACTATCTATTTTCATTTGTATCCATATGTAATCTCTGTCTTCTTTAGGGTTTTCTTTTCTAGGTATTTTATATAGGATAAAATATTCTGTTTTCATTTCTGTTTTCATTATTTTATAATTATTAAAGAAATGCTCCATATTTTTTAAATAATTTATTTTTGTTGTTGGGGGATTTTCTGGAAACTTAATACCCATTTCTTCACATTCTTGTATTTGTTTTTTGAAATTATTTTGTATATCTTTTAAATTGCCTTTATGATTATATATATTCTCTAATCCATCATGAACAACTGTACCTATTTTGTTATATATATTATCCCTAGATTTGTTATGTAATATGTAATTTTGATAATAATTATATTTGCACTCATGCCATGTTGTAAGCTTACTATAACTATAAACTGGAATATTTTTATCAAATAATTCTTGTAGTTTATTTCTCATATCTTGTTCTGTCATTTAACCCCTCCTTGTATTTTTAAACCCAAAATATATTTTCATCTTGTATACATTTATTCCATACATCTAAGCCTTTATCTGTTGGACTCTCTTTATCTTTTAATATTTCATCATTCATAACAAATCCAACTTTTCCACTTATTAAACAACTCTTACTTTTTAATTTCTTACATTGATCTGCATTAAATTCATCTGGTATATCATTGTCCATACAAGTAACTATATCCACCTTTAATGAGATTAATATATCTCTTTGTACTGGAGATATATCATGTGAACCTATAGCCACTACATTTCTAACTCCAAAACTACATGCTTGTAATACAAACTTTTCTGATTCACCTACATAAACTCTGCCTTTTTGTATTATATATTTATAATTCTGATAAAATCCATATAATAATTGACTTTTAGGAAAGCTTAAATTTTCAATAGGCAACCATTTACTAATATTATTTTTAGTACAATATTCAGCATCTTTATTATACCTACCCATTATACCAACTATCTTACCATTTATATCTCTCCAAGGTACTATAATTCTTTCACTATAATCATCAAACATAATATCAAATTCTGTTTGTATATCATAATTAATACCATCATTATAAAACCTAATATTTCCTTTATTAATAAAATCATTTAAAATATTATCATCATAATATTTTAAATCTAACCTTTGATACTTTTTATTCCTTTTTATTGATGAAAAAAAACCTCCAAATGCTTTCTTTCTTTTAATTGTATTAACTTCAAAATTTGAATGATATTTAATACCTATACTATTACAACATATTTTAATAGCTTGTGATAAACAACAATTTTTTAATTCCATTATTAAAGTTAATATGTCTCCTTTTACTGGTACTAAATCATAAATCCTAGAAGTTAGATTATCATCAAACTTTACAACTACCCTTGTAGGATTTTTATCACTCATATCCTTTGCACATCTAAATTCATTTGGGTACTTAGTTATTCTATCACAACCTATGTCTTGTAATATTAACTTTATATTATCAACATCTTGTACAATAGTTTCTTTTAATTGTTTTATATCCATAGTTATCACCTAATTTATTAATAATCCTGCTTAACAGTGCAATAGCCAATACACCTCCAATGATTAAAATCAAGGTTACTTTGCCATAATAATTGAAAATCTGATTTACCATATCTATTTTTATCAAAAAACATTATTGTATATACTTTTGTTGGGTCTAATTTTATTTCTTCTTCTTCTCCAGTATCTTTATTGTATCTATAAGGTTTAATATAATATTTACTTTTTTCATCTAATTCATCTTGCCATACTCTACGCATCATTAATATTTGTCCACATACTTCCTTAATTGCTTTAGCCTTTGCTAATGCTCCTATGTTCAAATATCTTTGTGTTATAGTAGAACCTGCTAATTGTGCAGTAGCTATAAAACGTACATTTAATCCTCCCATTTCTTTAGGCTTTACTATCTTAAACAATTCCTTAGATTCTTCTGTGAATATTGCATGTGCATTTGAGGCTGATTCATCTTCTGGTTTCCATGTGTCAAGAATAAATGTTGTTTCTTCATCTAACCTCATCATTTTTTTTGTTATTTTTTTTAATGTTCTAACTGAATAATCTTCAAGTGGATATAATATTAAATTATTTTCAAATTGTTCTAACCAATCAGCAGCCATATTTAATGTCTTTAATTCTTCTTCTGTAAAACCACCCATATTCATTCTATTTCTTTGTATCCATTTTGCCTGAATATCGTGTCCTAAAAATCCATTACTAATGATTGATGGCAGTAGCATACTTCTCCATGCATCTTCTGATTGTTCGTTTATAAGTAATACAACCTTATTACCTCTTTTTATTAAAGGAAGTACATACATTGGTATTATTGAAGATGTTTTACCTATTCCTGAATGTGCGGTATGTAATAAAATATTCCCTCTATGTACCCCTGCCAATCTATAATTAAATATAGGTTCATCTATATCAATTCCTTTTTCTAATCCTTTGTTAGCCCTTTGAATATATTCCCTATTCCCTTTAGCTAAATCTACTGGTTTAGTTACACTTGTAGCTTTTAGAAATGTATCATTAACCATATAATCATGCCAATCATAAACTTCACTAGATGTCATTTTCTCAAATTTATTTAAATTATCTAATACATTAAATCCTTTAATATGTAATCTATTTAAAGCATTAAACTTTATCAAAGTATCTAAATAGGCTTCAAAGTTTTCAGCATTAGTATTTTGCAAGTCTTTAATAGTCATAATTCCACCATATTCTTCAAACATTTCAGATAAAGCTTCTTTCCCACTCAGATATGCTTTTATAGACTGCTCGTCTATAGATTTAACACCTGTTTTGGTTATTTCCAATCCCAATCTATAAAACAGCCTTCCATCCTCTGTTAAAAAATCATTCTCTTTTAATACATCTTTGCAATCATTATATAAATCATTATTATTATATAAACATCCTATTACACATCCTTCTATTATTCCTCTATTCTCTAGTAATTCTAATGGCAATATATTATTTGCATTATCTAAGAATCTCAATCCTATTTCATCTAATCTCTTTTGTTTATATTCATTATAAGATTTCTCATATTGTGCTTTTATTTCTAAATATTCCATTTATAAAACATGCCCCCTTCTTACAGCTCGTCTTCCTCCAAAAATTTACTAATTCCTTTCTGTTTATGTTCCTTATTAATTAAAAGATTATTATCTGTTAAATTTTTGTTATGTTTTATAAATTCTTTTTCTTCTTGCATTAAATTATTTTGCCTTTTCCTTATCTGTGAATTTTCTTTTTCCTGAAAATATATGTAATTATCATTGATATTGTTCTCAATTATTGCCATCATGTAATTAATTTTATTTCTTTCATTTTTAAATTGTTTGTTATTAAAAACCCATTCTATTTTATCTGATTGAGATAAAAATGTATCTAATATAACTTCATATTTATAACCTTCTTTTGATTTTACAACCCTTCCAATCCCCTTTTGCATCACAGTACCATTTCTTAAATCTTGTAACCTTGTAATTAAATAATTAGGTAATAATTGTTCATTTGTATATCCTAATATTATTTTGATATGATTATATAATTCATCAAACCATTTTAATTCATTAGATTTAAACTCCATTAAATCATCATATTCTTTTTCACATTGTTTATGTATCTTTGTTTTTTTTTCTTTACCTTTTGAATTTATATCTATTTTAATTATTAAATCTTCCTTTTTTATAGCTTCTCCACAATATTTACACTTTGGTAGTCTTGGCAATCCTATCCCTCCTTTTTATAAATAAGAGGGATTTTAAATCCCTCTTTATACTTATGAAATTAACTCATACATATTTTCTACTATTTCTCTATGTGATTCATTTAACTCATCTAAGGATTCTATTTCTGCTTCTTGTACATATTCTTGCATCTTTAGTTTAGCACCATCTCCCAAATCTCCAAATCCTTCCTTGATTTTAGAAACCATATCTTCTATTGATGCTTTTTTAGTATATTCTTTAGCTTTTTCCTCTGATTCTTTTTGTTGTTTTTTAGCCATTTCTTCTATTTCTTCATTGGATACAGTTTTTAGTATAGATGATTTAACACCTTGTCCAAAAGCTTTTAAATAATTTTCTACTGAATATGATAATTTCGTAGGTAAATCTGTAAACCTACCCCCACAATCTATTGCTCCATCACTTCTAAAATGCATATTTACTTTGCTTTTTGCTGTTCTTTTCTTTGCATCTTGTATAGAATCATTTACTTCTTTTTCAACTACTAAATATGTAATCATATCCGCCATATCTTCAAAAACATTTGCATAATCATTCGTTAAATTACAACTTAATTGCATATATTCTTGTTCTTCACCTAATACAGCTCCTGTATTTTTCTTTTTAAGTTTTGTATGTCCAATAAGAAATAAACCATATCCTCCATTGTGTAATCTATCTAAAGAATTTCTCATTAAATCAATACAATAATCTTTTCCTCTATTAAATCCTCCAAATGCTTCATTAAGTGTTTTAACTATTTTTCCATCTTTCTTTTTGGAATCTTTCAATGTTTTATCTCTAGCCATTTTAAAGAAATAATCTATAGTATCTATCGCAATAAACCTATAACTTATTTTTTCTCTATCTTCTACAAATTCTTCTACATAATCCTCCCAATCATCCCAATCTTCTATTTTTTCAGCATGTAAACCATCTAGTGCTTTAAACCCATTTTCAAAGCCTGCTAAAAATCCTTTTGACATATCACCATCATAATGCTTATGTACTAAATCTCTAAACAAAGTTGATTTACCAGTCTTTTTTTCTCCTAGTATTAAATGAATATAGTCCTCTAATCTTACTTTTACCTCTACAGGTTTAACATTACTTAATCTTCCCATGTAACAAACTCCTCCTTATATATTATAGAATTACTTTATATTCACAAATCGACTTATTTAAACATAGCATCAAATGATTTTGTAACATCTGATTTTAATTTTTCTTCTTTCTTTTCTTGTTCTTCTTTGATTTCTTCTTTTACTTCGTTTATTTTATTTTCTATTGTTGGTGGTATTAAATCTTCTACTGTTAAATCTTCCATCAATGTTTTATTTTCTTCGCCTAAAGGCATAACTAATTTTAATTCCTTTATTTTATCACCTACTGAACTACCTCTCATTTGCTTTATAGCTTGTTCAAGAGTGATAAAACCTAATTTAACTCTTTTTTGAAGGTCTTTTGATAAATCCTTTTCTGTTAATTCTGCTTCTTCATTACCTTCAAATATTAAATATCTCCATTGAGTTAAATACACTTTTTCTTTCTTAGCACTTTCAAATACATCTACTAAATACTCTACTCTTGCTTTTATATCTTCATTTTCCCAATCAACATTTGGACTTGAAAAATCTAATATGTAATTTACAGGAACAGGAGTTATTACTTTGTCATTATTTTTATAAGTTCTATGTCCTTGTATATAATATTTTTTTGATTTCTTAAAATCAGATTTGTCAAACCCATCTTTTTCAAAATAAAAATTAGTTGTTCCCTCTGCTGTGTTTTCTTCATCATCTTTAGCTACCCTTATTTGATCTATTATTCTATTAAATCTAGTTTTTAATTGATTATCATGCTGACTTATGTATTGATTTATTTCAGTATGTCCATATATGTATATTTTTTGACCATTTTTGAGATGTTTTTTAACATAATCTATAGCATCTCCAGCAAATATAAATTCTTTGTTTTTATAAATTATTTTTCCATCCTCATCTGTTTTTGGTTGGCTCACTATATTACCATTCCCATCATCTACTCCAATGGTTTCAGGTTCTAATGATACTCTTATTCTATTATAATAAGGAACTTTATCTATCATTTCTTGTTCAAATCTCTTTTCAAATGGTATATTATCTTCTACCCATTTATCTTCTTGCATTTCTCCATTATATACCCAATTTTGTTTTTTATTAGGCTTGCCCTTCTTATCTAAACCTGTTTCATTCTTTGTTTTTTCTATTGTTTCATCTGACCAAAAACCAGCTTCCAACTCAACATATATCTTATTTAAATCTGAAACCTTTACTCCTAGATTTAATCTCTTCTTCATCCATCCATTCTTTCCTAATGGCTCTGTTTTAACATATCTGTCCATATCCTTATTAATCATTGCTTCTCCGATTAACACAAAGTTCTCCTTAACTTGATTTAAATTTGCCATATATGTATTTCCCCTTTCAATTTTCAAGAATATTTTATTAAATTATTTTATTTTAGTATTAATTTTTTATATTATAAGGTCTTTAAATATTGTATATCTTCTAATCTAAACATTTCAATTAAGTCCATATTGTTTTCAATAATAAAAGTATTACATTGAATATCAATTAGCTTACCTTTAAAACATTCTTCACTACATGTTTGTACTTTTATTATATGCCCTATATCCTTTTTAAAAGTATTTTCTCCAATCATTTTTATTTCCTTTCTTTAATTTTCTTTATAAGTCAGTTTGGATAAAATTCATGCTTTATCTACTTTGTATTTATAGGTGGACTATTCACTCTTTTAATCACTTTCCATCTTTGATTTGAAACTTTAATATGTATCACATCCTTTAATATTTTCTAGAGCTATCCCTAATTTATCAGCATTTATTGTAACTGTATCTACCCAATCTTTAATCTTATAAGTACAGTAAATAGTGTTTTTATAATTCACATATTCTTTTGGTACAGATATTTCTTTATTACCTTTTGTATCTATTTGTAGTATCTTAGCATTATCTTCAAATTCTACATAAACCTTACTATCTTTTAATGGTATATTTTTTAGAATTATAATACCATTTTTTATTAAATATTCTTCTTTAATAACATACATTTCTTCCAATCGTTGTTTTACGTCCATATCTCTTGTATCTTCTATTATGTTACTACACACTCTCTTTATTTCGTCTAAAGTAGTAATTTTTATTATTTTATTTTCAAAGTCTGAAATCACACATTTGTTATCGTTAATGTATTTAATTTTATATTTATTTTCTTGTTTATCTGTAATTAATAAGTCTTCAATGTCCATTTCAAACATTCCATTTGATATAACCATTTACTCACCTTCTCAATATTGTATCAAATTGTTTTATGTTTGCTTATTCTTTATTCATATGTACATTTATTAAATCATTGTTTGGGAAATATGTAGTGAACCCTTTAGCTTCTAAATACTTTTTCAGATTCATAAAATTTTCCTCGGTCTTTTTAAAGTCTCCATAGTTATTTATATCTAGCTCAAAATAGTCATCGTTCCTTTCTAAGCTCTTAATAAAGTCTTTTTCTATTTGTTTTAATAACTTTTCATTTTTCTTTTCATAATCTTCTTTAAATTTATCTTTTGCTTTCTTTTGAATGAAATTCAATTCCTCTAAGTTCAACATTTTTATTACCTCCTTATTTTATATCATTTAGTTTTTGTGTTGCTTTTAAATATTGTTTTATCTTAGCGTCATAATAGGTGATTTTCATTATTTTTACTCTACTTTCTCCTTTTAGTCGTTTTTCAGATTTTGTACCATCCTGTAAAATAACAGTTAACATATCATTTTCGATTTCTACTATTATATTTTCATATTTATTTTCTATTTCATTAAATGTTGTTGCTTTATATTCTTCTTTAGCTTTTCTAACTAATTCTATATCTTCTGGATTAACATATAAAGGATTTAATTCATCTAGTTGTATTAAGACTTTATCCATTCCTTCACAATACTCTAGGAATTTACATTCTTTATCTGATAATGATTTATATTCGCCATCTATTATTCTTATTACATCATTTTTGTTTAATTTTCTGATATCTGTAACTATTTCTTTTTTATTTTCCTTATTCATTTTTGACACAGTTTTATGATTAGTACTCTTATTATCTTCTTTATTAATTCTTTTTATCATATCATTTAGATCAATATGAAAAGTATTGTTAATTTTATTTTCTTTTGCTCGTTCCTTTGTATCTTTCTTCTTTCTTGAATCTTCTTGACTTGCATAGTTTTGATAACTATTTCTATCTTTCTCACATTCTTTTGTTATTTCTTCAAGTATCACATCTAATAAATTCATAACTTTAAATCCCTCCGTTTAATTAATTGTTGTTTTTCATTTATCTTACTATTTTAGTATATCATGTTATTTTAATCTTGTCAAATTGTTTTGTATTTGTGATATTTTTTAAGATAAATCCTACAAATCAATGCGTTTATCTTATAAATATATATTACCAAATTATTTTACATTTGTCAAATTCTATTTTTTATTAAATAGCTACCCATTTATTAACTATTATTGTCTCTTCTTTTTGTTCTACCATATATGGTTTTTCATAATCATAGTAATAATCACTATAGTACGAACCAGTTCTGTTTACATCTTGTTTAATATATAAATTCAAAGGTTTATCAATTTTCCAAGCACACTCCTTATTAGCAGTACCTATTCTAAATACATTTGAACTATATTCATACTTCCCTTCACTAATCCAATCTTCCTCTTCTATTTGTTCTAACGCATATGTAACCCCCTCTATTTCAAAGTTGTCACAGCATTCTAAATTTTCACTTCCACACTCATCTACAATTCTTTTACCTATTTCTTGTAAATTCATAACGAATCCTCCTTTTATATTATATAGCCTCTTATTCGGCTGCATTAAAATTAATCTCCAATAGTTTTCGACTACTTAAATAATCACATAAGTGTACGAATTTCTGCATTTCTGTTACAGGCTTATCTAAAACTTCTTGCTTTGTTCTAAAATCCATTACCCATTCACCCATATGGGTAGCAATACAATCACATATAATATTTACATCTTCCTTAGGTAATGCATTTTGATTCATTTTTTTTATGAAATCACTAGCTACAATAGGATGTTTTATTTCATATTTACCACCTTCTAAGCCTTGTTTAAAGGTATCATGTAGAATAATAGAAGATAACATCAAGGATTTTTCTCTATTGTTAAAGTTCCCACATATAGTATTATTTCTAAATAATTCTAAAGCTATTAATCCTGATGACAAAGTGTGTCTTAACAAACCACCTTTTCCTAAAGAATACGTAGGATGATGCCTTCCTAAAGTAGATGCTGGTTCAATATAAAAATAGTTTGGTACTTTATTTAGAACTTCTATTGTAAAGTTATATATATCTTCTGGTAAAGTTTTTAATAAAGGATTAAATATACTCCATTTACAATCATTATATAACTTAACTTCTTTTTTAGTATAATTTAGATCAACTTCTTCATCTATGTTTAAATTATCTGCTCCAAACAATTCTATTAGTTTATGTATAGATTCTTGTGAAAGTTCCCATTCTTTTGTTTCAAAATGATAATGTCTAGGTTTAATTGTTTTTATCCCTTTAATTATATCGAGATTGTAAAAGAAGCTAACAAATAAACTTTTATCACAATCATTTATTTTTTCACTGTTATTTAATTTTATAGTAATCATATAAAGTTCTCTTCCTTCCTTTATTATTATTAAATTATTTTAAATTCAACTTTGCATAAAAACTAGATTTTAAATTAACTTATTTTCTTGTTATGTAATTTCAAATAATCCTCGTAATACATCCATTTTAAATTTTCTCCTGTAATTGGATGTATACCTGTTGATTTTCTTTCTCCTTTGCAGCACGAACTCACTTTGCTTTTAGTCAATAAATATTTTTTTTCAGCACTTACTATAGAATTAAAAATTTCATTAGTAGTTAAACAAATTATAGTTCTGGCATTTTTACCACCGACCTTTCGACTATTACTTCTTATTTCTTGCTTAGGATTATAATTGCACCAATTAATTTTACTTCCGATTTTTAAATATCGTATGACAGTACCTCTTGATAATTTAGATTTTATAGCTATATCTTTTGTGCTATGTATTCCATTTTCCCAATATGTACAAATTTCTTTTACTCTATTTGATAAAGCAAACTTTTCACATTCATACCAATTTATTTTATTTAAATTAAAAATCTTAGACAATTGAGATTTTAATAAATTTTGTTTTATTATATCCAATCCTATATTACTAGTATTAATTACTATGTATTTTTCATGTTTCACACCATTAGCTACAGCTAAGTCTTTTTTTAATCTATCATTTTGTTGTTCTAATTCTAAAGAACGACCTCTGCCTGTATATCTATAATGTTGACCTCCATGTGTTTCTATTATACAATTTATTGATGGTATAAAAAAATCATACCTTTTATTTCCATTCAGTTTAGAATTTTGACATTTAATATTTTTACTCCATTCAAACTCTTTTTCTATTTCAAATTCTATATGTAGTTGATTTAAAACATTAAAAACAAATTTTTCACCATAAGATTTTCCATCGCTACATTTTGAACAAGAAAATCCGTATATGTATAAGTGACTTATTTTCATCTTTTTTTTATATCCACAATCTGGACACATCATTAAAATTTTTTTATTACTCGAATAACTATATTTATAAATGTCTTCTATATTTACAAAATATTTTGTTAAATACGGATGCGTTGTAGCAATGTCATTTATTCCTCTTACTACTTTTCTACAAGGAATACAACATACAGGGCATATACCTCTATTATCTTTTAAATGAGCTTCTGATGTTTTTCCAATATAACCACATTTTAAACATTTATAGTTATATCCTTTCCGAGGAGCTTGTTCCCCATTTTTCACTTTAATATAATTTATAATTTTTACACCTTTAACAATATCTTCTTTATTATATATGTATTCATCTGTTCTTTTTCCTAATATAACATTTAACTTACCTGTTAACAGTGTTTGTGTTGTAATCATAAAAGTTTTACTATTATAAATAATTTTTAATTGTTGATTTTTCGAATCATAATTTAATACTTTTAATTCTCCTATTATATCTTCACATTTAAATTTAATTTTTTTATTAATAGAGTTTGTCCAATTAACACCTTGTTTTGTGTTACCAACTTCACTAACATCTATATATCCGTTTTCAGTAGTTATTTTTGGGTTTAAAGTTATTAATTTGCTTATTTTATTTTCTATTAAACTTGCTCTATCTATAAAATTTAAATTTTTATTATACATCAAGCAAATTTTTCTTCCATCATAACTAATTATTTTAAATTCGCCATTAATATTATCATAAATAAATGGAATTATTGATCCTATTGAATTTTTCCAATCTATTATTTCTTTTCCCAATCTATATTTTTTAGGTAAATTATTTAAAAATACTTTTTTCATTTTATACCTACTCCTTTAGGAGGTGTAGCTACACTTTATTACTTGCAAGTTCTCCTTTTGTTTTATCGAATTATTTTTTATTTATGATAAAATGTTTATTTTAAATTATTGTTTGCAATATCTTTGAATTACGAATTAATCAACACCTACTTCTTTTACAGTTCTTTTATTTACATTTACATAAAATTCTTTATCATTATTTCTTTGAATATTTTCAGCAATATCCACTATATCATCAGTCATTTCAACACATTCTATTGCATATTCCCTATCTTCATAATCATTCATTGGTACTCTAACCACACCTTTAATTAAAACTTTCATTTCATAATATTTTTTACTCATTTAATCAACCCTTTCTCCGCAATATCTTTGAAATGTGTCACTAACTTTCCCTATTATTAGGAATATCAACCGTTGTTGAAATTGTTGGCTGTCTATCTATAATATTTTTCAAACAAATCATTAAATTAGCCTGTTGCATGAACTCTAAATCGTTACATTTTATTTCTTCAAAAAGTTTATCAGCATCTATAAATCTCATTTTCTTAGCTCCTTTCTTATTCACAATATAATCAAATTGGGAATTATTCCTCGTATTCAAAGTCATAACAATCATGGTCTAAGACTTCAACTATCCCATTTTTATCTTTAATAATTTCGTGACCTTCTAAACAAATCCAATTACTTTTTTTATCTTCACAAACACAATTTTTACAATCCAAACAATCATTTTTATTAATACTCATACTTCCTCCGTTTATTTTATCTTTATTTCAAACTGCGAATTAATTGCTTCTGTCTTTTGATCGAAATATCTCACATTTCTTTATATAATTGCAAGGCGTTCTACTTCCCATAATACCTAATATTTGTCTACAATTATCGTCTTTATCTCTAAAAAAACAAATATCACATTTTTCTCTTTGCTCCATTATTAACCTCCCAACTGTTTTTCATGATTCTATTCGTTTTACTTTCCATTGTTAAATTGTTTTATGTTCATATAAAATCCTCATTTTAACTAAAATTGATAAATTGAAATTCTTCGTTATTATTACTTTCTTCACTATAGCTATTTATGTCTGTATCAAAATCTAATCTTTTATATGTAAACCCTATTACATCACACCAATCTATATTATGTATTTCTAAGTTATATAATAAGCAGTCATATAAATTTCTTTCAATGCCCATTACACCTATATGAACTTCCTTAATTTTAAATTTTTCAATAAACATAGCTGCTATTTTACTACATTCATTTAAATTTTCACTTAGCTTTATAGAATAACATTTTTCTTCCATTCTATCTTTTATGCTTATATATGTATAATATCCTCGGTATTCTCTTCCTGTTGATATATCCATTATTAATTCATTTGATTTATTATTTAGTCGTTTTACTTTTCTTTCTTCTTTTTTCAGTAATTCTTTCTTTTCCTTCTCCCATTGATTAAAATATTCTTGTTCATTTGGGTTAAGTAATTTTTTAGGACATCCACCACACTCATTCCTATTATGATTACAACCCCAACAAGGATTTTCACCTCTTTGGATCAATCCCATTATTAATACTCCTGTTAGTTTGCATTTTGATGGTACATATCCTTGTTTAATACACAATTCTCTTAAAGTATCATTGTTCTCCATTTAAAATATCCCCTCTTTAATTTATTTTGTATTTTTCATTAAAGTGTCAAATAATTTTTCTAATTCTTCATAAGAAGTATTGTCTAAGAATTGCATATGTTTATCCCTATCTTCTTCACTTAATTCTTTCATACTTCTTATAGCATTTTTTAATATATGTCTATAAAATTCTTTAGATTCTTCTTTTTTAAACTCTGCTTTTCTCTTATTATAATCAGCTTTAAATTCATCTGATGTATTTTTGTCTGTAATTATAAACCATTTACCTTCTCTAAATCCTCTTTCTACTACTTTATAAGAAGTTAAATTAGAATTTTTAATCTCATCATATCTTATGTATTGTCCTATTTCATCATCTTTATTTTTACCAAACAATATTTCATGTTTACTACCTTCTGTTTCTACTACGAATTTCTTTTTTAGTAAATTCCAAATTACATAATCGACATCTACTGATTCTAACTCTTTGTAATACCAAATTGGATATTCATTTCTTTCTACAAACTTCTTATTTATTGTTTCTTCAGTATTCATCTAATCGCCCCTTTTGCATTATCATTTATTAAATTATTTTAAATTAATGAAATTTTAATTTTCCTTATCAATTGTCATTATGTCTAAATATTTTTTTATGTCTTCTTCTGATACCCCAATTTCACTTGCAGTTTTAAATATTTCTCTAAACATTTTTTCTGTACTATAGTCGAAGTAATCTTTGTATATTATCTCAACCTTTGATTTGTTATGTATACAATATTTACAAAAATCACTCCTTTTATCTGTTTTACAAATATCAAATTTTTCACAGTTTATTATCATATTAATCATCTTCCTTTTTAAAATAATTTACTATCCCTTTAATTAGCAATAATAAATTTAAAATAGGTGTCATATATACTAAAAATATAAAAAAGTAACCTATTAATGGATTAGACATACTAGTATTTATTAATCCATTAACAAAATTGGTCAACTTTTCATTATTCAGTTCCTCTAAACTTTCTTGTATTGAGTTAAAAGCTTCAAATGGGTCTATGTTTTGATTCATATTATTTATTTTATTTATTATAAAAGCCATTGCTCCTATTACAATATTTAAAGTAAGTAAACTCATATTCTCACCCCTTTAAAACATCACTTTTGACATTTATTATACATTAAAATCTCATTTTAATAAAATAATGGTTTTAACCTGTTACTTTTTCTTTTTATGTCTTTCTATCTGTGCTTTACTTATTCTTTCATATGCACACTTCGGACAGCGAGTGCCTCGAAGGAAATTATCTGGAACTACATCCCACTCATCATAGCCACATATATTATGTTTCATTCTTATCTTTTCATTGCTTTTTTTATATTTGCCAATTACAGTATATTCATCACCAACCAATTCATGAACTTCCTCTACAAACTTTTGGTGTGATTTTTTCCCACCTCTATGGCATTTAGGACAGCGAGTTGATTGTAAAAACTTGTTAGGGATTACATCCCATTCATGTTCGCATTTATTATGTTTCATTGTTATTTTTATATCACCTTTTATATACTTACCAAGTACACTATATTCGTCACCTACTAAATCATAAACTTCCTTTTGAAATTGTTCTTGTGTTTTACATGTTTTCATCAATTAAGCCTGCTTTCTATTTTGATATATTTTAATTATAAAACACAGTTATTTTTTATACTATATACATTTCATTATTTAAGATGAAATAACTTTAGCAATTTATTTTTAATTTTCTTATTCTCTTTTTCTTCTAATAATTGTTGTAATTCAATTTCTAATTCTTTATATTTCTCTTTGTATTTTTGTTCAGCTTTTTCTATAGTTTTATCAAAATATTCTTTATCATTATTTATAAATTCAATAGTATCATTGGTATAATAAATAATATTCCCATTCTCATAACTTACTTTATCAATAGTAATTTTATTATTTTTATTAATTTGTATTTCATCGCCTTTGAATAACTGAATAGGAATCTCTATATCTAACCTATGTAAAACATATTCATGATATATCTTACAAGTAGGTACTATATAATATATATTATCACCAAATTTACCACTTGCTTTTATATTGTATTTCATTTTATCTATTTTATATTTTAAATATTTTATTCTTTTATCATCGTATGTTTTACAAGAATAAGGACATGTATCAAATTCTCTCTTTATTTTATTATCTAAAATACGTGGATCAAATACAACTGTATCTTTAATCCCTTTGACAATAATCATATTTTATCTTCTCCTTATACCATTTAACTATATCTGTATCGTTCCTCCTATTAAACCAAGCTCTTAATACGTAAATATTATCTTTCATATGATAATAATCTACATATACACCTTCTTTATCTTTTTGAAAATCTATATCATATTCCCAACCATTTTCTTTCATTTCTTTAATATGTTTATCTCTGTCATCTTCTGTATTATATAAATAAACTATTTCTTCATCTCCAAATACATCCACATTATTTCTATAAAGAATTTTTCCTTTCTCTTTTAAATAGTTAACAATAATTTTAGCTGATTCTAAATTTACCATATTGAAACACAACCTTTTAAATTATTTTATATTTTTTATTCAATTAATTGCTCATGTTTTCTTATTCTCTATCATCTATCAATCTTTATCCCAATTTATAGTATATTCATTAACTTCAAAAGCAAATTTCCCATTTGTTTTAAGTAGAATTTCTTTTAAAGTCAAATCTTCATATTCTCCATTTCCACAACCATTACTTATATCCGAACTTTCAAATTTATCTGTTAATATATCATCAATAAATTTAAAATCTAACCATTCCCAACCACAAGGATGTCCATTTTCTACTGGTACTGCTATTCCTTCACCAAAAACCTCATTCGCACAACTATAGATATCTAATATTGTTATATTATCATTAAAATCTAATTCATTTCTTTTCAATTTTACTCCCTTCTTTCACTTTTTCTTAAATTCAAATTATATATAATTTAATATTCTTTTTAAATCTTTTTTCATCTGATTTAAATATTCTTCATCTTTGCACTCTTTTTCTTTATTATGTCCGCTCATAACATATTCTTCTGTATACTTTAAAATAGCTTCTCCATTTAAACCTTCTGTGGCTCTTATTCTATATATAGTAAATCCCATAAACTCATCAATATTAAATGGACTCCAAACTAATCCATTCTTGTCTTTGTTGAATTCTTTTATATTTTTTAATTCTTTGTATTGTATTTTTTTCATAATGATTCTCCTTAATTTTATTATCTATCTATTTATATTACAAATTAACAAATTTCATATCTATAAAGATTCTCTTTTAAATACTTATTAAAAAATTCTATGCTACAAATATGAACACACCAATCACAATAGATTATATATTTATTTTCACATTGTTCTTTTAAATATTCTTTAGCTTGTATTATAAATGCTTTTTGCATTTTTCCTATATCATTATGTGAAAAATCATCTTCCCAATCATAATCACGTAAAAAATTATTGGCTTTATTATTTAATAATTTTTTATCTCTAACCATTTCTTTTAATTTGTCCATTTCATCTTCTATAATATCTTCAAACATAATCATAGTCACCTCCCTACATATTAATTTTAATAAAACAAGTGTTTTAAATTATTTTACTATGGATTTTCTTTTTCTAAATACAATTGATAAATAACATCATTTTCTTCATCAATTTCTGAGTATTTAATTGTATAAAAATCTAAAATATTAACTTTATCAATTGTATTATCATATAAATCATTATCCATATGTTTCTCAATATTTTTAACAGTATCTTTCATATAATGTTTAGCTACCTCAAATGCAAACAATTTAGCTACAAAAACTTTATAATATTCATTTAAGCCACATTCATGATAATAACAATCTGTATCTTGGAAAAGATAGTCTTGCCCATTATACCCAAAATGGCTACAGCCATCCCATTTAATTGAACAAGTAGCTAAAAAATCTTCTTCTCCAACTTCATTTGTAGATACATTCCATGATGTTGTTAATGTTATAAATCCACCAAAACTATGTGTCCAATCATGCACTTGTCTTACTATTGCTATTGGATAGCCTCTTTTATCAATCAATTCTGCTTTTATCATAAGCAACACCTTCCTTTAACTTATTTTACAATCTCAAAATAACTTTCAAATAATGTATATTGTTCATCATTATCATCTTTTAAACAAACGCATTCTCCTGCACAGCCCAGTAATTCATATGTTCTGCCCACTGTAAATCCTTTGACCTCTTTAATACATTTTAATTTCATCTTTATCTCCTCTTAAACTATTTATCATATACTGTCTTATAACAATCAAATGTAATTCCCTCATCATTTGTTTTCTTTAAACAACATTCTTCATTATCTAATAGACATATATTATTTTTATAATGCTCACAATAAATTGCTTTGTTATCTGATAATTTTATTTTTCTATTGGTGCTTAAATTCTCAATTTTGTTTTTCTTAACTTTTTTTAATATCTGATTTAATATTTTAATGATTATCATCTCCTTAACTTTATTTGCAAAATACTTTTGCTGCCACACCTATAATTAATAATAACATAGCTAAAGGTGGATAGATGAATAATAATATTAAAAATAATACAAACTAAAACATTATTAATTTCTCCTTTCGTTTTCTTATGTAAATTTTTATGTTTCAATAATAATTTTATATTACTTATTCACCTATTAGTCTTAATAAAATTCAAAATTTATATCATTTTTATATATTCAAATATTTATTATTTGTTTATTTTGAAGCTTTAAAATTATATATTGGTTTAATAATATCTATAATATCAACAGTTTCTTTTATATTTTCTATAATTTCCTCTATGTTTTTATAAACCATAGGAGATTCATCTATTGTGTCTTGATTAACTGACGTTGAATATATCCCTTCCATTGATTTTTTATATTCTTCCATTGACACTAATTCTTTAGCCTTATTTCTACTCATTAACCTTCCTGCTCCATGAGGTGCTGAATAGTTCCATTCTTTATTCCCTTTTCCTACAGCTAAAATACTACCATCTCTCATATTAATAGGTATTAATATTTTCTCGTTCTTATAAGCTGAGATACTACCTTTACGAATTATATTGTCTTTAAAATTAATATAATTATGAACTGTTTCAAAGTGATTAAAGTTGTTTAATCTTTGGTTAAATAATTTATTTAAAATAATATCAGCCATAGTTTTTCTATTTAAAGAAGCATATTCTTGACATATTTTCATGTCGTGTAGATACTTATCTCTAAACTCTCCTTTTAAATAACACAATTCTTTTTTATATTGAGCTGTTGAAGTAGTATATTTATCTTTTAATTTTTTTAATTCATCTTGAATCAAATGCTTTTTCCCATTGATTTTATATTCTTTTATTATTCTATCTTTTTCTTTATAATAATCTTCTTTACCGCTACACATATCTATTGCTATATTTTGATAATATTCTGCTACTTGTTTGCCTAAATTTCTACTTCCAGAATGAATTACTAAATATGAATTATTATTTTTATCTTTATTTACTTCAATAAAGTGATTTCCTCCTCCAAGTGTACCAATACTTTTTTCTAACCTTCTTGTATCTTTTAGATTTCTATAACAATATAAGTTTTGTAATTTTGAAAACTTTATTTTTCTTTCTTGATGTACTTCCATCCCTGAAGGAATATACTTATAAATAATATCATCTAGTTCTTTTAAATTTATATTTATGTTTTCTAATTCTACTGTTAGCATTCCACATCCAATATCAACACCAACAATATTTGGAATTACTTTATTCCCCAAATCTGCTGTAAACCCTATCACACAGCCTTTCCCACTATGGCAATCAGGCATTATTCTTATCTTACTATCTTTTGTGAAATCTTGATTACATAATTCTAAAATTTGCTCTTTAGCACTTTCTTCAATATTATTTGTATATATATTAGCTTTTGAATATCTTCCTTGTATTATTTGCATTTTATCACCCCTCTTACAATTTATACTTTATCAAATTATTTTATATTAGTCAAGTATAAAATGTAAATAAAAGAACTATTTTACATGATAGTCTTTAACAAAAGCTGTGATTAAATCACATTGTTTTTCTACAGTTTTTAAAAATACATCTTTATCCCTTATCCATTTATCTAATTCCTGTTGTTTTACTGGAATAGGATTCTGTATTATATTCATTAGATCACACATCGTTTGACTTGTAGTTAGAACTGATTCTGCTAAAGATACCCTTATGTTATTTATCTGTTCATACTCCCCTCCATACAATTCCTTCATATCTTTCGTTATATCATATCCATATTCATGTTTACTCATTTATATATCCTCCTATTTTACTAAATTATTTTATTTCCCTCATTTCTACTACACTAACCATTGGTATAATTTCTAAAGCTCCATTCTCATTTTCTAAAAAGAATCTACCTGTAAATGGATTATCATAATTAATTAGAGTACCCTTTATACAATTAACTTGTCCTAAGCCATTTATAGCATTTTTATATTTTCCACCTTTATAATAAACTATTTCATACTTTTTATTACAAAATGGTAAATCATTTTCTTCCTTCTTTTTATTATATGTATTGTCATCTAATATTTTATTAATATTATTTCTTACAACAATTAACTCATCTTCTTTTAAATCCATTTGTGCCATTTTATATTTTTTTACCTCTTTATTATCTCCGTCTTGTCTAATTGAAATAGTAAAACGTCTATCTTTGTTTGAATTATTGCTATTTAATTTTGATTCGTGCAAAAATAAATTTTGCTTTTTATAGTTAAAATATTCTTTAGTTAAAAGATTAAAACTTATATAAAGACCTTCTTTACTAAAAGCAACTGATGGCTTTCCATTCTCTTTTATTTTATAATTAACTTCCATTTAATGTTCCTCCTTATATTATTATAAAAACAAAATTTTATTAAAATATTTGGCGAATCTTCCAAATGCAAATTAATGCTATACAATATAAAATAGCTGTTAAAAGAAATCTATATCTTACTTGTTTTACTGTTTTGTCTCCTATTGATGATATAAAAGTTATAAATACAAAGCTTAAAATTCCTATTATCATATCTATAATATTTGTTAAATTCATTTAATTTTTCCTTTCTTTATGTTTATTAAATTATTTTACAACTGACCTCCCATAAAATAAGCCTATAAAAAATCCAATTAACAAAACAAATATGTATTTATACAAAGATTATATCACCTCTCTTCACTTAATTTTTGAATTGTTACTTATGGTGTTTCTATTCTTACGCAGATACATTTCACCCAACCATATTCAGCAACTTCTTTTTCCGATGCTTTTGCCACTTCTTCATCTGTCATGTTTTCATCCCAATCACCATTATCCATTGCATCTTCAATAAGTTGTTCTGCATCTTCAGACCTGAAATATATCCTTTCCTCATCACACCAATATTCATCAACTTTAGCTTCTCCCCATGAACCTAGCCATGAACAATAATCATCACTTGCACAAACCTCATAATTCACCATAGGCACTATTTCTAATTCATGATTTTCATTTATTAAATTTATAAGAGTTTTAATGTTTGCTTGTTGATTTTCTATTTTTTTCATATACTTATTCCCTCCAATTTAATTCGCCTTAAATTCATATTATCCCCTTATAGAATTATTAAATTATTTTAAATTGCTTTAAAAGTATTATTTTATTCATACTTCTTTCTAAATATTTCCTATAATCTTATGATACTACCTTATTATTATTTTGTCAAATTATTTTATATTATTGCAACATTAATATTTGATTAGGTTTATATATGTAATAATCTGTATTTCTCATAGTCTTTTTATAACTTTCTTTCCCCTCAAACTCATCAATCACTTGTTTTTCCTTCTCAGACATATCTTCATATTTACATTTACCATAAGAAAAAGGCAACCATCCTTTTTTACAACTCCCGAAAATATTGAATTTTTTTAGTAATTCCTCATTCAAAAATGTTAAATGAGTAGTGCCTTTTTTATATGTATTTATTTTAAAATATTTGGTTTCTATATTTTTAGTTTGTCTCTCCTTTTCTGCCTCATCTAATATTTCTTTTAAATTTGTATTCTCTGTTTTTCCTCCATCTAAGTAATCAAAAACATGCTCTATATCTTTTAATTTCTCATAAAATTTATATCCATAATCCAATCTATCACCTAGTATCCCATAAGCAGACAAAGGAACTATTATGCGTTTATTAATTTTAAATGCAGAATTACTACTCCAACCATTGTAATAATGAATATTTTTACTACATTCCTTATACCAACTATATTGACTAGAAAACTCTTCGAATAAGCTTAAAATTGTGTCCTCTACCCCTTTGACTACATTTTGATTCATCTGCTTTTGTAATTCTTTTATATTATATAAACTAAAATCGTAATCTTGTAATTCAGTTAATTTTTGTCTAAATTCATTTAATAAGTTTGATGTTAATAATTTTGTGAATTTTTCATTACTAAATAAAGCTTCCCAGTATTTATATCTAACCTTTTTTACATAAGCATTTGTCAAAGTATCATCTTGTATGGTATTATCATATTTTTCTCCATTAATTGATAAATGCAAAATAGAATCATTAAAACAACTATCTTTTTTAAAACTCTTTAATACCAAAGGTCGTAAATTATAATATTCATTTATTAATTTTATTCCTGCCTTTATTTCAAAGTTGTATTGTTGAACTATCCCTGTTAAGAAATCTCCATCAATTAACGCATTATTATTTTGTTGGTTTTGTTTATTAATCATTTCTTCTTGTTTTAGTTTTTCTAATATAACGCTATCTTTGTTTTTATTTTTTATCTTTACTTTTATTAATGCGACTTCTACATTAGTCTTTCTTTCTGCATTGATAAATTCTTCTTGTAAATACTCTATATTTGCATTATATTTGTTTAATCTTTTTAATAATACTTTTCTCAAATTACTATATGGATTTTTTATAGTTTCTGCATTAATTAAACAAATAAGCCTACCACCATTTTCTATCAATTCTAATGCTTTAGCTAGATGATTATCTCCTTGAGAAAACGGAAAATTAGCTACAATTAAATCATATTTCTTAAATCCATTATAAGTTAAAAAATCATTATGAATAACTCTGAACCCTTTTCCTTTTAATATCATTTGTAAATTTTCATCAATTTCAATACAATCTATGTCATATTTAATGTCTTTGCTACTAAAAAAATCATTTCTTCTTTGTACCTTTTTCTTTTCTTTTATTATTTCAACTATATCGCCTTTCCCCGCAGATGGCTCTAATATTGTTTTTACTTCTCTAAAATCTATATCTTCTAACATTTTATTTATTAATTTTTTAGGTGTTGGATAAAAATCCTTATTATTTTTAAACATTGATTTTGCCCCTTTGTAAAATTATTTTAAATTAATCAGTAATAAAATTTTATCTTTTGTTTGTTGTGTTTATTTATCCAATTTCTATTTCATTCGCATATTTTTTCATGTCTTCATCAAGAATATGGGTATACACTTGTGTTGTTGTTATTCTTTTATGCCCTAAAGCTTTTTGTACATATCTTATATTCTTACTTTCTTTTGCTGAAATAGTCGCAAAACTATGTCTTAATTTATGTGCGGTTATATTTTTATCTATATTAGCTATTTTACAACACTTCTTAATTACATTATTAGCTTGTGTATCGCTAATATTAAATAACTTACCATTTATTACACCTTCATAATCAATATATCCTCTTATGGCTTCTCTAGTAAGATTATTTACATACAAAAATCTTTCTTCGTTTCCCTTACCTGATTCTATTCTTATTTGATCTTCGGATATATCTTTCATTTTCAAATCTAGTATTTCACTTATTCTAAGACCACAATTCAACAATATAGCTATCATACAATAATTTCTTTTTTCTTTTAGACTTCCGTCTTTTGTTGCATTAAGCAATCTTTTACACTCCTCTACTGTTAAAAATATAGGCTGCGTTTGCTTTAGTTTAGGAGATTCTAGTTCTCTTGTTGGATTTTCTTTTATTACTTTCACTTTTGTTTCTAAATAATTAAAGAATGATTTTAATGTAGCTATTTTTCTAGCTCTTGATTTTTCACTGTTCTTTCTTTCATTCTGTAGGTAATAAACAAAATTATATAAATCTTGTAATGTTATAGATTGTATTTGATTATCTATTATATCTGATATATCAATGTTTTGAAATTTAATATCTTCTGATACTAAATCTTTATCTAATTTATACCATCTAAAAAACATTCTTAAATCTACTTCATATCCATCTATTGTATTTTGGCTTTTATTTTTTATACCTTTTAAATATTTGAAAAAATCTTTAACTCTTTCAGGTAATTCATTCATTTAAGAACAACTCCTTGTAATTTTTATTTGTTAAATTATTTTATATTAATATAGTAACATGTATTAGAAAAAATTACAAGGATTATTTGAAAATTTCCTTGTAATAATATGGATAAAAGTAACTTTTTATATTAAATCTGCTTTTTTCAATGCATTCTCCCATGAGTCAAATCTATTAATTATAGAATAATATTGTTTTACATCTTTAGCTTTAGGTATTTTCCCTAATTGAAGATATTTTGTATTTATTATATTTAATAAATCCTCATCACTATACTTTTTATTACGATTAAGTATATCTTCTTTATTAAACCCTGCTTCTACTAATGCATTTTCCCAAGTACCAAAATTCTTAACAAATATATGTTTATGTGAAAAATCTGACATACTAGGTATTTTCCCTAATTCTTGAGTTTTCTCTTTTATCATATTTAACAAATCTTTTTTTGTATATGTTTTTTTGTATTTTTTTAATTCTTTATTATCAAACCCTGCCTTTTTTAAAGCATTATCCCAACCATTAAACCTTCTAATTATAATTGTATAATTTTCAACTTGATAGGACTTTGGTATTTCTCCTAACTCATTATATTTATTTTTAATTTTTTGTAATAAGTCTTCATCACTATATTTTTTCTTTTTTTCATTACTTTTTATTTTCTTTTTCTCTGATTTTATTTCAATTCCTGCTAATTTCAAAGCATCATTCCATGAATCAAAATTTTTATATACTTCATATTGTAATTCAAATTCTGCCCTTTTGGGTATTCGACCTAATTCATTACATTTACATCTTATTAATTCTAAAAGTTCTTCTCGCGTAAATTCTTTATTCTTTTTTAATATTTGGATATCTTTATAACCTGCTAAAATTAATGCATTATTCCATGAGCCGAACCTTTTAGATATTATCCTACATTGTTTTATTTCTTTTAAATAAGGTATCCTTCCTAATTCTTTAGTTTTACTTCGTATTATGTTTAATAACTCATCATCGGTATACTGATCTCTAGATTTATAAATTTCTTCTTTCGTATAACCTGCTTGTTTCAATGCGTTATCCCAAGTCCCGAATTCTTTAACAATTGTTATATAAGATTTTACCTCAGCAGTTTTTGGAATCCGACCTAACTCTTTTGTTTTAATCCTTATTTTTTCTAATAGTTCTTCGCTTGAATATTTTCTCAATTAAATCACCTCGATAAAATATTATCATTAATAATATATTCACCAAGGTTTTGTGTTCTTATACTTAATATAATTAATTTTCAGTCTTCTTAATTGTTAATTCTAACCCTAAAGCAGAAACATATCTTAAAAACACATCTAATGTCGGAGAATTATCTATCTTCTCTAAACGTGAAACCATCTGTTGAGTTAATCCGCTTCTTTCTGCAACTTCTCTCTGAGTTATTTTAGCAGACTTTCTAAATTCGACTAATGATTTAATTAACTGATATTGAGCATTAGCCTGTTTCATATAAATTTCTAATTCAGGATTATTCTGAATAGCTTTTTCAATTTCTTCCTCAGGATTTATTTTGTGAAACATATTTTACACCTTCTTTGATGTTATTTATACTTAATATAACATCAAATCAAATTTTTGTCAACAATTCTATTGTTTTTTCTTTATTTATGATTTCTATTTCATCTAATTCATAATCGTCAGGATGGATAATAGAAGTCATTTTTTAATTAAATAAATTTTTAATTATTATTTATTTTAGATTTTATAATAACTATGGCAGTTAATGAAATATTTATTATTATAGAAATTATATTTATTATTGGTATAAAAGATATTATAAATATAATTATATAAAACAATATGAAATCACTTAATCCCAAGAAAGAAAACCTAATTCTAAAACCACCTTTTCCTAAGCTATCATCATCTTTTTCAGTTTCTATAATTATAAAATGTTTATGTTTTTTCTTCATTAATTTTATATCATCTTCATTATAGTTTTTATCTTTTAAAAGATATTTTTTAGAAATTATTATACTTATTAAATTAACTAAAAAATAAAAGATTCCATTTATTAATAAATATTGATTCATTATCATCTTCCTTTGCAATCAAAAATATTAATATACTTTTTAACTCTTATTTGAACTTTTATAATATTATCTACTATTTTATTTTTAATATACTTTATCATTTCTTCTTAAACCATGATATAAAATCAATGATTTATAAAAACTATTATTAAGGAATTGTTTAATCTTCAATTCCTTTAATTTCACTTATCCTACCAATCATTTCATATAATTTTGTTTGAGCTGATTGTAATTCTCTTAATTGAACGTTGTATTGATTCATTTTATCTAATGATGATATATCTTCATTTTTCATTATTTTTTTTATTTTATTACATATTTTCTCTTTTTTTATTTCAAGGTTTTCTGCTTCTGTTCTTAACCATTTATCTATATTAACTTTATTCATATTAATCCTTAATCCTCCTTGTTTTACTCTATTTTAAATTAATTTCATAAAATTTGCTCTACATCAAAAACATCTTCTGGAAAGACTAATATTTCTTTTTCATTTCTATCCTCAATATAATCTAATATATCTTCTTGCCTTATATATCCTTTATAAACCTTTCCATTATAAACCTTTCCATTATCATTAAATCGCTCTGCAAACCATTTAGCGACATCTATATCAATAGTCCATGAATATGCTTCATCATAAGGTGTAGACATATCTCCTTCCCCTCTATAAATAGTAATAATATCTTTATCAAACCAATTTTTATTTACTTCATTATATTCAAAAATTTCTTCTAAAAATTCTCTTGATAAGTTATTAAAGCCGTATTCACTAGAAGTGTAAATATTTTTAAACACCTTATATTTTTGTTCATCTGGAATATCATTAAATAATTCCTCATAAAATAAAAGTCTATATGGCTTATCTATAAGACAAAATAACCTTATATATTCTTTATTTTCAATACATTTTTTATGAATTTCTTCTCTTTGCTTCATCTGTTCTTCAACTTTAAAGTTAATAAAATAATCTTCACTTATATCATATATCTCTACCAATACAGTATCTTTCAAATAACAATATTTATATAGCTTTCCTTCAACTTTATAAAAATCATTTACATCTAAATCAAGTTTATTAATAGTCTTAATAAATTCATTAATCTCATCATCATTTTTATATACTGTTATTGGTATTAAACTTAATACATTTGAATGTTCTATCTGAAAAATATTACTTGTAAAATTCATTATTACTCCTTAAAATTTTAATTGCAACTTTAGTCTTCTTTTTCTAATAATTTCTTAACTCTGTCAATTTCTTCTTGACTATGAACCGTTCCACCTGTATTAAAATCTAAGTACCATTGCAACACTTCTTTTCTTGTTTGAAGATTATTTATATTAAAACGTAATTGACCAATAGTTCTTAACATAATATCTTTATCCTCAAAATCATTTAAATATGAACCAAACACCTTTAATTCGTTATTTAGAAATTTTCTTAATGCAGTTAATCTTTGTAATCCGTCTACACAAACCATAGGACTATCATTATCCTTTACAATTCTACAAAAAGAAGGATAATTAAAATATATAACTCTTGCCGTTTTTCCACCTCTTAAAAAGAATTCGACATATGCAATTTGTTGCTCTTCTGTCCAAACAGCTCCTCTTTGAAAATCAGGATTTAATTCTAATCCGTAATCTTCTTCATAATCTTTTAATGTACTTTCTAAATGCTTTAGTCCTATATTTACTTCATAATCTCCATTTTCAGTAAATGGTTTTATATCACTAAACTTCATTTTAATTCCTCCCTTCTTTTAAATCATATTTGTTTTATATTACGTTATAAAATCGTGAATTTATATTAACATATTACTTATTTATCTTCATATATTTTTCAATTATACTTTTTGTATTTGGATTACTTTCAAAATACTTTTTTCTTGAAATATGTTTGTCATTTATTCTTAATAAATTTATACAGTTACATTTACTGCATTTTGTTAATAGTAATCCTTTTATCTTATCTATATTTTCATTGTAGTACGGTTTAATTTCTTTTAAAACTTCATTGCAACCTTCGTTTTTACAATAATCACATTTATTTTTATTATATTCATATGATTGTATTAATCTCTCTAGTAATTGTTTTCTTTTTTGTTCTTCATCAACAATGCTTTCTTTAACGGTTAATATATTAGAAATACCTATATTTTTACAAATAGAAATTAAATCTAATACATCATAGTATGCCCTATGCTCCTTTGAAGATGGGACATCTAAAAATTTTTTAACTTTTTGCAAAGATGATAGATCTTCTAAATTATTTATTACTTGATAAGATTTTTGTGCATTAATGTGAACTATATTCTTTAAAAAATCATAATTACATTTTTTCACTATACAATTCTGCTTAATTATTTTCATATCATCAGAACCCCATGTAATAATATAAAAATTATCTCCACACAGCTCTTTGAATCTATTCATACAAATATTGAAATCAATTCCTTTTTTTAAATCTTTGTCTTCAATTCCTGTTATTCTTTTGACTCTATCATCTACTTTGGTTTGATATCTGGGTTTAATATAATAGCTCATTTCGCTTTGAGGGTTTAATTGAAAATCTGTTACAATACAAGCAAATTCGATTATTTCAAAAGGCATTATAGCTATTTTACTTCCTTTTACTTGGTTATATTCTAAATCTAAAAATACTAAATTCATATTATATATTCATCCTTTTTAATAATTATATTTTTATCATTAGTATTCCCTATTTTATATTTAACTTGTAAATTTGTCAAAATTCTTTAATAAAATTTCTTCTTTTTCTTCTTCTGTATCTATATTTGGATACATTATTGAAAAACTATCTTCTTCATCTTCTTCATCTTCTGATACATATATTTTTTCAATTATCGCAACTCTTATAATTTCTATATTAGTGTAATAATCTTTATATTCCTCTAACCAATCTTTAACTTCTTCATCATCTTGTAACCAATCATAGCCATATCCGTCTCCATCAAAATAAGTGGCTAATATTGTTTTATCCATTTTTTATTCCTCCTTTTTTATATAAAATTTTCCTTTTATTGACATTTATAATATCCTCGTATTATGAACTTATTTGTCCTTCATTTCTAATTGCTTTTTACATTCAGAACAATGAATTACTGCTTTTCCTGTAATTACTCCATTTGTATAAATACAATCTCCCATAAGACTTTCATCTATAGTATCATTGCCTTTAGAACAGCATCCTTTTTCTTTATAATATTTACACTTCATATAATTCACTCCTGCAACTGTTAGTTGTATTGTGTGTTATAAATACTAATTTTTATAAACTCACACTATATTCATTTAACATATCTTCATACATTTTATCATAGTAATCATCTGTACATTTATTACAATTTCCTTTACATTCTGGTCTATTTTCTAAAGCTCCATAACAACAATTATTCATATTATTTAATCTTTTTAACGAAACCACTTTTTCTACTAATTCTTCAATATTACTATTTGCTTTATTGATAGTATCTAAAACATGAATGTCCATATTTATATCCTCCTTTTTATTTTAATACATCGTTAATAGTATTATTTAATTCAATTAAGCAATCTTCACATAATCTATGAACAAAATTCCCTATTTGAAGTTTATAAACATAATCATAAGGATAGCTTACTTTAACATCATTATTAGTATAATCATACTTTCCTCTATTACAGGTTAAGCAACCACCATCTTTTAAATCCATTTTTTCTATCTTCATTATATTACACTCCCATTTAAAATAAATTTTTCATCAAAATATTTTATTTTACTTTTACATCATTTAGAAAATAATCAGTTATTGGTGTTTGACCTTTTGTAATTTTTATTCTAATAACTTCTCTTCCTAATTTATCTTTTTCATGTATTTCAACTCTTCCCTCTATTTTATTATTAACTACAACTGTTTTACCTATTAATGTATTCAATTTTATATCACGCCTTTATTCATATTTTTTATAATATCTCTCTACAAATTAATATAAATTTCTCATTTTATCTTACTTTTTTGTTTATAGATTCAACATAATTTCTTATCATTTTTTCTGCTGATTTTGAGCCTTTACCAGTTATTTTTTTAGTTGTTTTATTATAAATAGCATCTAAATTTATTTTATTGCATATAAAACAAATATCATTTTCCATGCCTATAACATCTATTATTATACCTTCAGATACTTTAATTACATCCTTTTTCATTTATAGTTCCTCCATATTATTTAAAGTGATTTATTGCTTTTCTATACAATAAACATTTTTCATATTTTTCATCATTATCCAATGTACATTCTTGACAAATTTCATTATCATCAAATCCCATAAATTTATAATGCGTTTTTGAATCTCCTATAAAATTAATTGGATGATATTCCGCTATAAAAGTTATATTTATCTTATTTTCTATACACTTTTCAGTTATTTGTACTATTTTCATATCCCTATCCCCTTCTTTTATCTAAATAAAATCTAAAACATCTTCTTTATTAAAAACATAATAATTTAAATCTTCTTCATTTATGCACCATTCCCTATCATCTGTAGTAGCATTTATATCAATATCTGTCATACTTCTAGTTAAATAGATTTTATCTTTATCACTATTACCTTCATATTGCTCTTTTAATTTTCCTTTAATTCTTTCTATATTCTCATCTACTTTTATAATATAATTTTCATCATTTCCTATATTTTTCAATATAATATCTGCTCCATAACCTTTATTTTGTGTCTTTATATCCAACAATCTACATTTGATAAAATTAGGCTTCATTTTGTTTCTCCTTTAAATTTACATTATTAATTATTTTCCAAAAATCTATTATTTTCATCCTTATTATACCATATAATTATTTATAATCATGCAAAAAACAAACACTTTAATTATAATTTCTTTCAATTTTACTATGTTCTTTTTCTAATAATTTCTTGAGTTTTTCTGTTTCGCCTTGTTCTATTAAATCTAAAGATTCACTAATAACAACTTCTAATTCGATTTCCCTTTCTGACACATCATATCTCATGATTATTACCTCTCTTCTTATTATTTTCAAATTGTTTTATATTATGCTACTAACAATTCATCACCAGATTTACTTAATCCTAATTTTTTATAAGTTTCCAACAAATTATCTACTGACTTCCTTGGTGCTGTTGACTTATGCGTTTTAAAATTATCCCAAAATAAAACTTCTATCATTTTTGTATCTTCATTTACTACCATAACAAATCCACCAAACCTACAAGTGAACTTATTCTTAAATATTCTTTTTCTTTCTACTGCATTTATAACTAGAGCTGTTAGTTTTCTTCTAATTATTTCTGATGAAGCATTTCTTCCTTGTTTAGCTTGTTCTTTATAAGTTTTATAAGCTTCTTTTGAGATTGAGTATATTTCTATTCCATTTATAATATCCATTTTTATCCCCCTAAATTTTCTTTGTTTTCCTTATATTACTTATTATATATATACAATTATATATTGTCAATATATTTATTAAATTATTTTATATTGATATAAAATTTCTCATTTATTATAATTATCATTACATCTAAAATGTAAACCAATGATAATTTAATATATCTTATAGTTATAATCCTTAAATGTTTTTAAATTCATTAAACAGTTTGAAAACCTTAAACAATAAGCTTTTAATAAAAAATTAGTACTAGATTACATTGCTTGTATCAAACCAATTCGTTAACAATGTAATCTAATACTAATTTTATCCTATAAATTCCTTTACATCATAATTTTCTGATTTTAATCCATCTATTGTAAATTTTAAAACATCTCTAATATCGTTTTTATTCTCTATTTTATAATCCACATACCTCAGCAAAGCTTTTACATATTCTTGATTATCCAATCTATAATATTTAGTCCATTCTTTTAGTGTTAATCCTATTTCTTGTAATCTATTGATAATTTCTTTTTCATCATTGTATTTATCTAAAAATCTATTTTTGTTTCTTTTATTAATATTAAAAATTAAATTTATACCGTCATTAGTTCTTATATCATAATCTTGAATAAATTTCACAGTTGTCAATTCATCTAGGGCATCTTTTATTATTCTGTTATAATAATAAGCTTTTTTCTTATCTATCTCTTCATTATTTTCATTTTTGGCAACATCTAAAGACAACATATCATAAAGTTTTATATATGTTAAATATTTTTCATATCCTCTGCTCCATTGATTTAATAATAAATATAATTTTTTAGCCACACCTTTGGTTAACATTAAATATTGATTATAATTGTAAATTTTAAAATAATTATTGCATATGTTCTTAAAGAAAAAATCACTAATAGTTACGCTTTGCATACTTTTTACTTGTTTAGCATCACCTATTTTTTCTCCCTTTTTCTTTCTTTTAGTATAAGAAAAAGATTTATAATCTTCTAATATTCTAAAACTATCTTCTCCTTCAAAGTCATATATATAGTCACCTGCTTCAACGTCTCTTAATCCTAAGTCACTATATATAGTTGCTTCATTTAAACATTTTACTGAATTTTCTAGTTTCTTTTTTAAAGCTCCACCATAAGTTTTATACCCTAATTCCTTAGATAATTCTTGATAAGTAAAATGAATTGTCTTAGGTAAGGATACTTTTCCTGTAGTTCTATTGTATTCATATTTAAATCCTACGTTTTTTATTAATATTCTAAAAAGGGCTAACAAAACGTCTAATTCAGCTATTGTTGGACATCCATGCTCTCCAGAACCAACTACTTTTATACCTCTCCTAACACCATTACTAATCCAATATCTTTCTAATACTTTTACTTTAGTTTTTTTCATCGAAATAAAAGGTATTACCATCAAATTAGATTCATTTATGCTTTGATTGGATTTCAAACTTATAGTCTCCACTTCTTGTTCTTCTTCTTTTTTATCCACAAGTAACAACTCCTTAAAAATCAACATTTAAACTTAATTATCAACAGATTTTGTTTATATTTTATCCACAAATTTAAAAACAATGTATTTTAATGATAATTACAATGTAATCTAATGATAATATATCATACATTTACAATGTAATCTAGTGATAATTTTTCTTTTTACAATGTAATCTAGTGATAATACAATGTAATCTAATGATAATTTTTCTTTCTTATCTATTGATATAACTTGATTTTCAAAAAGTTGTTACATACATAGAACCTTGTTTATTTATTACATAGTATATGTATATAGAGACAGGTATAGAAACAGCAATTATTTTTCTCTATTCCTATACCTATATTAATCTATGATATTAATTTATAAAATATTACTAAAAATAACTTGGTTCTATTTTATCATTTCTAATACATTTGTAAACTGGGAATCTTAAAGAAATACCTCCATTTTGATTTTTAGTTTCTTCAAAATATTGTACTTCTATTATTTTTTCTATAAAAGCATCTTTATTTTCCCAAAACATTTTTCTATCTTCATCTGTATATCCTGAACCAACTTTTACATTATGTCCTTTATAATCTATTATAAAAGCTCCCAAAACCCCTTCATTTCTTCCTGTACCTTCTTCATAACCTATTATTTTACAATCTGATGAATTCATAATTTTTACTTTCAACAAATCTTTTGTCCTTTTACACTGATATTTACTATCTACCAAATTAATCATAATACCTTCTTCGCCATTTTGTACAGCTATATTTAATAATTCATCTATTTTATTTATATCTTCTCCAACATATAGCATAGGTACTTCTTTAACCCAGTTCGTTTCTAAGCTCTCTAAGATGTCGTGTAATTGATTTTTTCTTGTTAAAGTATCATTTATAGACACACCTTGTTTAAATTCGTCTAAAGGCATCATATCGAATATATTAAATATTAAATTAGTTTTCTTAATATCTTTTTTTCTTATAATCTTTTGAGTTTCTTGAAAAAGTTGTTTACTATCTAAGTTCTTATCATTTTTCAGCAAAATTTCACCATCATATACCATATTATCTTGCAATTGTTTAGCATCTTCTATAATATCAATTAAACCTTCTATTAGTTGTCCTTGCCTTGAAAATGTTTTTATAGCTCCATTCTCTTTCACTAAAACCATTCTATTTCCATCTAACTTTGTAGTTATTATAAATTTTCCTTTTACTCTATTTATATTTTCATGATATTTTTCAGCTAACATAACATTAAATTCTGGAATAAAATTCTTATGTATTTTATTTATTGTTTTTGATGTAATTCCTATTTTTAAAGACTTAGTTACTAATTGTTTTAAAATATCTTGATATTGTAAATCTTGATTATTGATCCAATTTTGAATTACTTTTATATGTTCATCTGTTCCTGTATTATTTGTTTTTAAAAAATCCATGACATCTATTATTGTATTCAGTTTATTATCTACTTCTAATTTTACTTTTTTATTTAATTTTTTAGTGCTTATACCTGTAACTATATAAGGATTATATAAAAAGAAAAGTATGTCTTTTAATAATTGATTGTCTTTGTTTTCTTTTAATATAGTTTCTTTCGCTATTCTACTTGAATCATTACCTATGCTTTTTAATATTTCTAAACATTCTTTCAAATTATTTTTCATATAAAACCATCCTTTTATTTATATTTTTTTAAATTATTTTAATTTGACAATCAAAGCATATTTGAAAAACAAATTATGCTTCAACTATCAAATTGTTTTTATTTACATTTATGGAATATTATTTATTTAACAAATTATAGCTAATTAATCCCAGTTTTCAATTATTATTTCTTTATTTTCTGTTTCGCTTTCTGTAAAAATACTTATATTACTTATGTCTTCTTCTATATTAACTATATTTTCCATTTTAATTATGTACTTGTCCATTTCTAAAAATTCATTTTTCCCCAATATCTCTATTCTTTTCAAATTCGTATTGTGTTTATAGCACATATCTTCTAAAAATTTTTCATCTCCTCCAATTTCAGATATGGTTATTCCATATCCTTTATTTCCTTTTAAATAATTCATTAATTTTACTTCCATGTAAAAAACCTCCAATAAATCCTTTTATTTATTTAAATTGTTCTATTTTATCGAACAAGTGTTTAGTTTTAATATAGCTTTATTATAACACAAGCTAAATCTAGTAACAATTATTTTTAAGTATGTTTTTTTAACATATTTTTTATAAAATATGTTAATGAACAAAAATATTTTAACAATATTTTAATGATATTATAATAAAAATTTAACATTATATTTTTTAACAAATTTATTTACTTTTTTTTAAATTATTTTGTATAAGTATATAAAAAATAAATATTTTGTCGAATTTAGTATAAAAGTTTCCAATTAGTTCTAAGATAATACATAGAACCAATTGGAGACTAATACATTTTATATTTCTATTACATAAAATATACTTTAGTTATTAAAAACTTATAATATCATTTTTAAATAAATTATATAAATTTTCATAGATATCGTAAAGACGATATCCTGCTTGCAACTTTAGCTTTTCATTTTGCTCAATATATTTAACAAAATCTACTTTTTTTAATTTTTGTCCAGCATATTTTTCCTCTGTAAGCTTCACCATTCTATTGACGATGCCTGAATGATATAAGCTTTGAACAGTTATATGTTGTCCATTTATATCTAAAAAATGCTTAAATATTTTTAATATTCTTGATTGAATTGTTTGACCATAAACTTGTTGTCCGCTATAGTTATTCATTCTAGCATTTAATTGAGCTGTAGGTGCTATTAAATAAGGAGATTCAACTATATCCGTCATGTCATGTCTTCCAGTACCCTTACCATTTTTAAAATAGTAAGTGTCAGATAATATTGTTTTTTCAATCTCATCTGAAAGAAATTCATTGCATCTTAATTGTTTAGTTTTTCCTGTATCTTGTTCTATATATTCTAATATTTTATTTTCTTTATCATACTGTTCTTTTTTAATATTAATCAAATCGGCATGATTAGTGCCTTTTACTCCTTCGTAAATTAACAATGCCATAAGTCTATCTTGTGGGTTTACCAAGTCTTGTACTGCTTCATACAAAGTTCCTTCAGTGACATACTTTAAATACTTCAGTCTTTTATTTACTAAGCCTTGTATAAATTCTTTTTGAGATATTGTATTTAACAATCCAATATCCTTTTGGATACCATAATGCTCTGTGCAAAATTTTAAATAGTCTAATATTCGGTTCTTGTATGCTATCGCTGAACTTTCTGAACTAAAAGTCATATTTTCTAATAATTTAGAGATTTCATCAAGTGTAAAGTATTCTATTGTCCTATCTCTATCTATTGTTTCTTCAAACGCTCTTATTTTATAAACCTGATTTGTATAATTGTCAACGGTTATATCTTGTAAATCTTGTTCATTTTTTAAAAAATTTATATACTCTTTCTTTCTTTCATCTAGCTCTCTAAAATATAATTTATTGAGACTAGTGAAATCCCTAATTTTTTCTGACATTTTCGTTCTCACCACTTTCTTCTACTTCGCTCAATATATTTTCTAAATACTCTTCTAGTTTTTTTATATTTGTTTTACTCATTTCATTTTTAAAGAGATGCATATCTTCTAATGCACCACCTTTTTTATAATCTATTTTTTTCAAAATTGTGTCTATCTTCTCTATCCAATTAGGATCATTAAATAATTTAGCAGCTATATATAAATAACCTCTAAACATATTCATATTTAATTCGTAGCCTTCTTCTTCTGATTTTTTTTCTTTTAATTTTTTATTCTTCAACATATCTTCTATTGAAAGTTCACGATCCCTTCTTTTATCCTTATGAAAACTTAAAACACAATTGAAAAAATCTTTTAAAAACCTTTTAACTTTATTTTTTCTTATTAAATCCAGTTCATCAAGCTCAAAATGTTTTAAACCTTCTGCAAAAACATATAGAGGAGTTAGTTTATTTAATGTTTTTACATCTTTCAATTCTCTCCCTAACTTTCCTGCCAATGGACTTTCTCCTTTATTCATATAATCAGCTATTTCATTTTCTATAGTCTTCTCCATAGCTTTAGTTAGAGTTTCATCAAGAGGATTTTTCTTGCTTTCTTGGAAAATATATTGTCTAGCTGAACTAGGGTCTAAGTTCATAATTTGAATTCCCATATTTAAAAAGAATTCTTTACCTTTTCTACGACACATATTTCTAGCTAAACTTCCCCCTGTTGTTCTATGATTTCCATCTATTAAGTTTAGACTAGTATTCTTATTTATTTTTATTATAATATCGTATAAACCGTTTTCCTTATCTATTACATGAAAATCTTCTTCTCCATTTGAAGGAACATTTATAGCTATATAAGTAGGTATATATTTATCCTGATACATACTTTCAGATATTTCTTTTATGGATTTAGAAAAAACTTTAGCTTTTTCTACATAAGTTCCTCTCCATTCATATTTTTCTGTTTCTCTTTGACAATTTATGTTATAAAACAGAATGCCTTTCTCTCTTAGGTCTAAAATATAATTAAAGTCATCAACGGTACTATAGATGCCTTCTTTCATAAACTTAACATTTTTAAAAACTACTGTTTTAAAATCTTGTTCTTCTTCTACAGGTAATACTGAGTTCTTATATTGTCTTATTTCATCTTCTGTAAAATAAAGTTCTGGATTTAGATCTTTTTGTAATTGTTGTTGGAATTCATTTAATTTAGAAATGAATTCTTCATCTAATAACATTTTGTAAAAGGTTTCTGTTATTAGATAAAGTTCTCTAGTATCAAGCATATCAATTTGTATATCTTGATTAAAGAGATTATTAATTCTTTCTTCGTTTACTTTTTTCTCTAATTCTTTAATCACAAAAGGTTTTTTCATTAAAAATTGTTTTAGACTTAGACAGCCTGTTATTTCTCTTATCAATCTATCGTAATTGTAATCTTTGTTTTCTATCATATTTTATAAATACCTCCCTTTTTTAAACACTTCTATATTATAACACTAATATACAACAATTTGCAATAACATTATTATTTTTTACCTAAAACATAGAAAAAATTAGAAAATATAGGTAAATGCATGTATTTATGCTGATTTATTGGAAAAATCTATCCCTAATTTGGTTTTATCATGCTCCGCTATATGTCTTAGAGCAGAAAAATAATTATAGAATATCCCTTGTTTATGAAATTTACCTTTTGCATCCTTATTCCTTTTATTTATATGTTGTAATATAAGCAAATTATTTTTAGACGGTTCTATGAACCATTCATCTAATATAGATGATACTTTTAAAGTATCATTTGCCCATTGTATTGTTAAATTATATTTACTTATATAATTGTCAATTTGATGCTTTAACAATTTTCTATTTATTTCAAGTTCATTTTCTGTTGTAATTAGATTTTCTATTGGTATTCTATATCTATTCTTCCCTTTTTCTACTAGAATAAACTCTTTTTTAAATTTATTTAAATTTGTTTTTATATATCCTGTTTTTATTTGATTTTCATGTATAAATCTAATTTTATTTTTCATTTACAATACAACTCCCTTTTAATTTATTTTATTTTATAACTAATATTTAAAAATAGCAACAAATTTTAAAATTGTTTTCTTTGTTGCTATCATATTTTTTATTCGTTTTATCATTAAATTTAATTATTTTTTCATCTTCCTTTAATCTATTAATATTTTTTAAAACTGTTTTATAATCTTTTTTATTTGATAAAGTTAGCAAATATTCATAAGTCTTTATAGATTGTTCTTTATTGCCTAAGTTCTTATAAATTTCAGCTAATAATTCTAGCATTTTTTTATACTCGAAGTTATATTTATCTCTCTCATCAATAAGAATATATCTAAAAGATTTTAGACACAGTAATAATGCATTTTTAAAATTCTTTTGAGAAAGCAATATCTTAACTTTGTAATAATAATAATAAAGAATCATTTGATCCCGTTCTAGTATATATATTTGCTTATCTATTAATATTGCTTTATACAAATTTTTTAAATTTTCATTACATTTTTCATACTCCCCCTTATGGTATGTATCTCTTATATTATTTTTTAATATAATGTATATCAT